GCGCTTGCAGAGCCCGGCGGACCGTTCGTTGACTGTGACCCGTCTCTTTGGCAATCGTGCTCTGGCTCGGCCAGCACTCGCCGTCTCCGTCGACATGGTAGGCCAGGCAGGCGATCACAGCCTGGCCAGGCCCCTTGAGTCTTAACCCGTAGGCCCACCTGAGGAGCTGGAGACTTCTGTTGGGTCTACCGTGGCGATGCGATGAGCGAGTGACAGGCCGTTCGTCCATGCCAGCCCTTTCGTTTTCCCCGCTCCCAGGAAGGGGCCGCTTCCTCCTCACGGCCCACGGAAACACGTTCGCCTGGCAGGCAGTGCTTGTGCCGCAGACTTAGGGAGTTGCTACCTGGAAGGCGGTCACCATCCCCCAGATCGCTATCGCGGCGACAAAGGTGACCGCCAAGCCGACGGCGATGCCACGCCAAAGATGCGGCCTCTCTTCTTGCTCGGTCACGCTGAACTGCCTTCCTCAAGGCTATCGACTACCTCCCGTGCCTCTGCCAAGACACAGGCCTCCGGCGCAGGCAGCCGGTCCATCCAGCCGACGTGTTTACACTCCGGGCAGCGCGCCCAGACACGGTCGACGGGCGGGCCCAGCCGCTCTTCCAACTTTTCAGATTCTGAAAAGTGAGGGCGGGCCCGCCGGCGCGTCGGCTTGAGCTGGTTGACGATGGTCGATGCCTTCTCGCTGGCATCCCGCATCTCGCTGGCCATCTCCAGGGCTCGCACCGGGTCCTCGTTCTTGCCCACCTCGGCCAGCACCGACCTGCCCAGCGTGCCCAGCAACTCCATGCGCCAGCCGGACGCCTCTAGGGCCAGGGCCGTGTTGGCGCGGTCATACACGGTTCCGACTGCCATCGGCCGGCCGGTCACTTCGCGGATGATCTGGGCGGCCCTGTCGAACCACCCGTCGCCGAAACTGGAGTACCGCTCGTGGAACGCCTTGGCGGCTAGCGCCTCGAAGATGACGCCCTGCTCCTCCCAGCGCACGCCACAGTCCCACAACCAGGCCAGGCTCTCGTCCTCCAGTTTGGGCAGGAGGCTGGCCAGGACCTCGACGTCGACGTCGGCGGGCCCGTAGTCACCCTCCAGGACGCGGGGCGAGAGGGCCCGGACTGACAGGACTTCGCCCGTCTTGGGATCGACGCAGTAGGCGATGGGGCCGTCGACCTTTACGGCGAAGCGCTTGGCATGGAGATCGTCATGGTGCTGGCGGCAGAATGGAAGCCGCTCGTGCTCGTGGTCGAGGCTGGAGCCGCCCATGCCGATAGAGGAGCGGTCAGGCGGCTGGTGGTGTTCGCCATGTGGTCTCGCAGGGCGGCCGCAACGAAGGCATGGAATGGTCAGATCGCTGTCACCGGACATAATCCTTGCCTCCACCCAAGGCCCTGCGCCTCTGCTTCTTTGCCTCGTGTCGAGCGACCTGGTTAGCGCGGTGCTTGCTCGCCGCCCTCCTCCTTCGCCCAGCATGGCTCAGACGACTCAGCTCCGTGTCTCGACCTCTTTCCCCACACACTGCGAACACAGGCCAGGCTCGGCCCACGAGCATCCACCAGGGCAGGCCCGATCATCTGTGCAGCCGCAGACGCGGCAGCGCTGCACGGGCATGGCCTCGGGCAGCTCCACAGCCACCAGCGTGACGCCGCCATCGGGCAGCTCCAGCACCGATAGCGACCAGGGCCTTGTCAGGTCCGTACCAGATAGCGTCACGCTGCCGCCTGCCCGCGCCACAAGCGGCGCGATAATCTGCGTCATGCCGGCCTCGATCTCACTTCTCAGATTCGCTACCTGATTGGAGATCAGCCTGTTGAGGCGCTCAGAGAGCTCACCGGCCTTCAGAAGCTCCTCGCGAAATGCAGCTATGATCCCTCGGCTCCCTCCCAAGGTATGCCCCATGGTCTCCGGAATCTGACTCAAGGCTATCTTCCTCCAGCCGCCACTGGCGGCTTGTTGCCCACGGCGTTTTGCCTGAGAAGCTCCCAGGCACGAGCTAGATCGACCAGGGGTGCCGTCGGCTGCAGCTGCTGGCCCAGCACCTTCCAGACCTCACCCGATAGGTAGCCGAACTCTCGGTTGGCCCTCGTCAGCAGCTCGCCCAGCGTCTTAGGCGGCTTCTTGTCGGGCATCAGCATGGCCTGCCGGGGCTCCGGGTCAGCCGCCTCAGATCTTCGGGCGCTCGAAGATTCCGCCCCGACCGACTCAGCCGGCACCTCAACGGCCTCGCCCTCGATGGGCGCGTGCTTCTCGCAATAGGGCTTGCCGTCGGCGTCATAGATGGCCACGGGGTCGCCGCAGACGATGCAGGCATCGTCAGGAGCGGAGGCCAGCCCTAGCGAGACGGACGGGTCGGCCGGGCCGGCCTCCACGCTTCCCTGCGGCTCTGGGCCGCCTCCCTGCCCATCTTCGCCTTCTCCCTCGCCGTAGGCCTCCGCAAGCTCGTCCTCGTCGATCCTCGGCGGGGCGAGGAGAGCCTTCTCTGGGAGGGACTGCGCCGCACGGAGCAGGTCCTCCAGCGTGAAGCCCGGCAGGCTGAGCTCCACGACGTAGACCGTCTTCTTCTTGACATTGGGCGGTGCCACTTCTCGAGGCACGAGACGGAGCGTGAGCGGCAGCCCGCGGATGCGCCCACCAGTCACGGAACGGATCAGCGCCACGCTATCGAGGAGCGCCCGCACCCCATGGATCGACCGAGTATCCAGTTGCCAGGCACCGATGCCTCTCACCTTCGGGAGCAGGAAGAAGAAGTTGAGCGACAACCGGCACTGCGGCCTGTCGCCCTCCTGCATGGGGCATCGCTCGGCTAGGCATGGGATAGCCCGGGGCACCCATGCCTGGGTGTGCTTATTCGCCCATGTCCCGCTGTCAACGCCCTCTGGCCGGGGCCCGTCCTGGTTCGGGTCCCATTTGGCTTCGGCCACTTCTCCGTCGCCCCGACACACGGCCTTCCACGACTGGCTGAACATCCGGTAGTAGGGATCACACCAGTCCTCGACGTCGTCCGTCGGAAGCATGATGTCAAGCTCGCGCGGCTCGGTCTTGTAGACCTCCAGGAACGCCTCGGCCGCCGAGCGGGAGGTGCTGTTGTCCTCGCGCACGCAGAAGTGATCGAGGGCGTGCGGCACGCCCTTCTCGTCGCGATAGCCCAGGCGTATCTTGCCGATGCGCGGGAGCCTTCTTCGGTCCGTGAGACCCTTCACTGGCATGGCTTCACTCCTTTGATGGCTAGCCGGCGACAGCCGCGGGTTCTGCCATATAAATCAGCCGGTTCTGTGTCAGGTCCGCCCCCATCTCGAGGGCGTCGGTTTCCGCACGCTTCACTGAGTCCAAGGCGAACGCCAAGCAGCCCTCACAGACGGCGAGCCGGGGCGCGACCAGCCCCAGAAGGGCGACCGGAACGTCCTCCTGGCCGCAGACATCGCAGACGTGATTGATGACCTTCACGGTAGGTTGCATGGCGTGCTCCTCTGGCTGGGAAACGCCGCTCGCGTTACCAGTCGCTCGACTGACGAGTGAGGGTTGGCAGATGGGGCTAGTTCATCCGCGGACACAGTGACCCTCGGTTCCGAAGCTCGGTCGCATGGCGGTCATGCAACTCGGTCTTCGGAATAGCGCGCCGGTGGAATCGGGTTAGGTGGCATGAGGAGATCGAGGCCCCGTGGCGCAATTGGACAGCGCGCCCGTCTTCGGAACGGGAGGTTCCCAGTTCGAGCCTGGGCGGGGCCGCTTCTCTCATCCGGTGCAGTCCTTTCGGCACTCCGGCCTCCCCCTTACTCTGCGTCCCTGCTGCCGGAGCGTCTGGCCATCCCTGGCCAGGGCAATATAGCAGCCCTGTTGAAAATATGCAAGCCCTTTTGGGGCCAATGTTGGAGGAATTTTCAATGTTGTTGACAAACAAGCGCGGATGTGGTAGACCTAGAGTCAAGCCAATGACTGTTACGCAACTAGGTCAAGAGGTTCGAAGAGCGCGGGCAGCGAAGAGGCTGTCCCTCGATGCTCTCTCTAGGCGCACGAAGGCTCTCGACCCGACCGAGAAGGGCGTCGGGCTCAGGACGATTCACGCCATTGAGCAGGGTGAGAGCGAGCACCCCACAAATGAGACGCTACGCCTGTTGGGGTTGGCTCTTGAACCCGAGACGGACTACCGGCACTTGGCCCTCGCCGCCTATGATGCCAACGGCGACGCGCCACCTGTCCCATTAGAGAATCCCACATCTGCCCCGCCGGAAGCAGTCTCCGGTGCTCCACCTTCATGACAGACGACCTCCGCTAGACGCTGACGGCTACCATCTCTACCTGGTCTCGCAGTCCTATACTCAGGACACGATTCGCGGCTACTTGGGCGTCTATGCCCTCTGGGAGCGCTGGTGCCATGACAACGCCGTCGAGCCAGGTCGCGCGTCCCATAAGGATGTCTCCCGGTGGCTCCTCGAACGCCGGCGGCTCTCCGCGAACACGGTCCGCAACGGCCTGATCGGACTCCGCTCCTACTACCGCTACACGGCATCGTGTGGGCTCCGGAGCGGCGATCCCACCGCGGGCTTCCGCTTGCCCAAGGTGTCCCTGCCTCCAGTGGAGCCCTATCCTCACGAGGACATCATGGCGTTCGTGGCCGCCGCCCGCACGCGACGGGACAGGGCCATCCTTCTGTTGTTCTTGGACACCGGGCTCCGCTGTTCCGAACTGCTGCGGCTGCGGGACCAGGACATCAACCGGCGTGAGCGGATCATCAGAATCCACGGCAAGGGCGGAAAGTACCGACTGGTGGCACCAGGGCAGACGGCCTGGGCCGCGCTCACGACCTATCTGGACAGTCGCGCGGACAACGTCTGGCAGGAGGGCATCGCCACGACCTCGGGGCTGCGGAGCTGGTTGCGGCGGCTGGCGGTGAGGGCGGGATTGGAGAGGGCGAATCTACATCGGTTCAGACATGGCTTCGCGTGCGCCTTCTTGGAGAACGGGGGAGACAGCGGCTCGCTCCAAGAGTTGCTCGGCCACGAGACGCCCCAGATGACCGAGCACTACGCCGCCGCTGTGCGGCGCAAGGTGGCCCTTGACCAGCAGCGCAGATTCAGTCTGGCCGATCGGCTCTAGGCTGGGGCGCCGTGCCGCTCTCTGATATCGAACATCGCCAGAACGTCCTCAAGGGAGCGCTCGTCCTCGGAAGGGGCAGCGACGATTACGGCGACGGCTGCCGTAAACCGGGCGCAGTCGATGGAGAAAAGGTTGGCCATCCGCCGGACCGTAGAGAGGGCGATGTCCGACCGCTCGCCGCGCTCGATGGCGGAGATCTCACTGTAGCTCAGGCCGGAACGCTCCTCGGCCTCGCGGAGCGTCAGGCCCATCTCCTTGCGGCGCTTGCGGCAGAAGGCCCCTAACTTGTTCACGGGTTCCAGCATAGGGCGACCGCGGGGTCTTGTCAATTCTGATGCAAAAGTCACTGCCAGTCTTCGCCAATCAAGTCTCCTGGCAGTGTAGCATTTCCCTGCACGGAGTCAAGTCACCACCCACTCGCCCGGGCCGAGTTGCGTAGCGCCTGCTCCACCTTCGTGGCGTCACCGCCCGTCTGGCTCGCCACCTCGACGAAGCGCTCGATGCTCGGCCACGTCAGGTCGCACTTCGGGCAGCGCACGGCCTTGGAGGGCAGGAGCTGGAGCTTGACGAGCTGACGGCAAGCCGGACAGGTCCCCTGGACGCTGTTGTATGTCTGCGGCTCCATAAACGGTCTACTCCTTATTGCAGTGCAGCGCAAAATAGCTATGATGGAGACGGCGGGGATGGAGGTCAGGCATGGTCGTGAGCGAGATCCCCCAGCGCGTGCGCACCGACGCCCTCCCCGAATTCACGGAGTACACCGACACCGGCTGCAGCGTCTTCACCTCATGCCTCCACTGCCCCCAGGAGCACTGTCTCTACGACGAGCGCGGCACGCTGCGCCGCTGGTGCATCCGGCGCCGGGCCGTGATCGCGGTCCTGCTGATCAAGCTCGGGGTGCCCATGCAGCAGACCCAGACCGTGCTCAGCGCGAGCCGGCGCAGCATATACCGCTGGCTCCACGACCTGCGGCCAGCTTAGGCTCCACCAGCTCCGAGCGGAACACCCGAACCTCTACCGGGGCGTCGATAGCCATGCTGACGCGGCGAGCGCCGCGCCGCTGAAGTCTTATCTGGATACCAGCTTCGAGCATAAGCAAGCGGTTCATAGGGCTGCTTACCACAGTGGCCGCGCCGGGCCAGGTGAGCCGCAGGCGCACTCGGTCGCCTCTCAGCGCCAGCACTCTTAGCCGCAGGCCGGTGCTGAATACGAGTTCCTCGCCGATCCTGCGCTCCAGAACCAGCATCGTTCCTAGCCGGGCGAATCCGCGGGCGGCGAAGCCGGTGCCGTCAGCTTCTTGAGCTGGTTCAGGCCGACGGCTCCGATGACGCGGAGGGCACCGACTGTCAGAGCGAGCGCCCATGTCTTCCAGTCGTCGACCTTCGAGAGGTTGGCCAGCGTCTCGAACAGGAGGGCCGACAGCGCCAGCAGGCAGAACCAGGCCGTCTCCTCCAGCCACTTGATCACGTAGGCGGGGTCAGGCATCATGAACCTCCTCATCAACTTGTCCCACTCCCTGGGATCGAACTTGCTCCGCGGCGGCCTCCGCCGAACGAACGCCAGCAGATCCAGCGGGTTAGGGCCACCAGCGCAAGGAGACAACGCTCTTGACGAGGACCGGGTACGAGTAGCGGACCCGGCATGTCCCCCGCGCGTCGAGCTGGACCGTGACCGTGCCATGCCCACCCTCCGCCAGCGTCACCTTGCCGGCGTACCCTTCGTTGCTTCCATCCGGCGTGCCCCCGTCGAAGAAGGCGACGAACGCCTGCGTATTGCGGCCGGCGAGGCCGAGGCAGATCTCGAGCTCAACGGAGCGCGCCTCCCCCGGCAGGTCAAAATCGCTCCGTAGTTGCCAGGTAGCGTCCTTGTCGGGACCGTAGGGGCCCGGCTCGAGGACTCGGTTCGTGAACCAGGCTGCCACGCGGTTGTGTCTCGTCCACATCTCGTCAGCCTCCAGGAAGCGGGCCGCCTGTACGGCCTGCCACATCTCCTCCGTCATGTACTCCCAGACCCACCACAGGGCACCCCGCGCCCCGAGTTCCTTCCAGGTCCGCGACCACACCAGGATCTCCTCGGCCGTGACGGCATGGGCGGCGTTCATGCTGGCGGGTATCGCGTCGCCGGAGGGAACGAGCGGCACCTGCGGGAAAGTCGACCGGCGGAAGTCTTCGGCGCAGACGCGGGCGGCGTGCTCCGCTCGGTCCGGCCGGTAGTACGGCGTCCCGACGGGATACATCGAGCCGTGGTAGTCCTGGGGGAACGCGGCAATAACGTGGCGGTGGAAGGCCTGGTACACATCGGCGCGGTGGTACGAGGGCTGGGCCAGCGGGCACCAGTAGTGCGGCCTGTCCGGTGCCCCCTCCCGAATACGCCGGCAGTAGGCATCGGCCACACCTGCCGCCTGGTCTCCCAGCGACTCGAACTCGCCCTCGACATCACTCATGTAGCCAGTGGCGCCGAACACGTTCAGGGCCCTGATCCCCTGGTCGGCCTCGGCCTCCCAGCCCAGCTTCTGGTCGCCGTAGAAGACGCGCACCTGGCCGTAGACGAACTGCCAGAGCCAGACGTCGATGCCGCGCCCCAGCAGATCGGCAACGATCCGCTTGCCGCGATCCTCATCCCAGAAGGGCCCGAACGGGTGGCCGCCATCGGCGGATTTGATGACCACGCCGCGCACGCCATGCTCGCGGCACTTCGCAGCGATGCGCAGCGCATCACCGCCCTCAGAGAGAGGCCAGTTCCAGATGAAGACGCGCTTGCCCTCGTAGGTCATCGCTGCACTATGGCCCGAGCAGCTTCTTGAAATCGCTGCAGAGCATCCACTGCTGCTTCCCTCTTATCTGCACGTATACCCGACAAGACGGGGTCGCCGTCGGCTTGACGGTCGGCGTCGCCGTCGGTGGCTTGGAAGTCGCACTCGGCTTCGGCGTCGCCGTCGGAAGAGCGGTTGGAATAGCAGTTGGGACGGGAGTGGCAGTTGCTGAGGGCGGTGCGGTAGCCGTAGCCGCCGCCGTGCCCCCGACGTGCGCGTTGAAGTAGCCGCAGTCGTACACATCATCGGTGGGCAGGTTCCAAGACTGCGCCTGCGAGCCTGTCTCTATCCCGGGACCCCAGAGCATCAGGTCGACGCCAGCGAGCTGCTTGCCCAGCCAGGACTCAGCGAAGTTCGAGCGGTGGCCGTTGTGACAGGTCGAGTTGCCCATCGGTATCTGCCAGACGGTGACGGGGCGGCCCAGGGCGGAACTCAGGGCGGCGAACCAGTCTTCCATCTCCCGGAGGTGGGCCGCCGTCCAGGGATAGGTGCCGTAGAACTCCTGGTCACGGTCGCTCACGTCCACGTAGACGTCGGGCACGCGGCCTGCGCCCATTGCCTGCCAGCATGAGAGCCACTCAGCAGCGTCATCCTGGGGTCCGATGTAGGGCACGTTCCAGGGGTTGATGTGTATCCCCAGGCGTGCGTTGGCTGGCGCCGTCGAGAGGAAGCGGTCGAGGAAGGTCTTAGCTGCGGTCCCGCACTTGCCCTCGATCTTCAGGTAGGCCCACAGGTCGGGCTCGATGTCGATACGGGTCTCGCGGCCGTCCGCCTTGACGACGGCCATGATCTGATCCCAGGCCGTCATGTCGGCTGAGGTCGAGTCGAAGTTCGTATAGAAGATGAGCACCGGGGCGAGGCCGTGATTCCAGGCTTCGTTGAGGTAGCCCTGGACGTAGGGACCCCAGTCCTGACCCACGACGTACTTGTAGACGTAGCCCAGGTTGGCGGGCTGGTCCTTGATCATCTCCGTGTAGGCATCCACACCTACCGGAGGCCGGGCGGCAGCGCCGTTGGGTCCTCTTGTCCCCCCTAGGGTAACCAAGATCAGAGCGGTGGCTAAAAGGGCAAAGCAGGTCGACACGCGCCTCATCAGGAGCCTCCTTTCGCAGCGACTGGATCGTAGGCCCGCCGACTGCTATCTCCTACCCTCTTATGGCCGACGGCTGGATCACCATGTAGCCGACCGTGGGCGTAAAGGGCTTGCCGGCACTGTCCCTGCCCTCGAGCTCGTGGTAGTACGTCCGGCTTCGCAGGGCAGCCGTGTCGGCCTCTTCGAGCGTGACCCTCACCTTGCCTTCGATCGGCGGGGTCAGCACTTCTGCCCCGTGACCGGTCGACTTCGACACCAGCGCCGGCAGGTTTGCGTCCGGTCTGGTCTTGGCCACCCAGCTGACGCTGGCGCCGGTAAGGTCCTCCGCCGTCCCATCCGGCTTCAGGATCGTCAGCGTAATCTCCTTGTACTCGCCGGCCCACATCTCAAAGTCCTGGCTCTGCTCGGTCATGTCCTTCCTCCAAGCACGACGTCGGGTTCCCTCTCCCCCAGCAGCTGGATGTCGGTCTGCCTCTCGCCAGAGAGCTCCACTCTGGAAATGATCAGGTTGCTCACTATCCTGACGGCTCCGAGCTGCTCGGCGCTGATGATGCCCATGGGCACGACGGAGATGCCCCCAACGATGATCGCCGGGGCCCCGAGAGCCTCCGCAGACTCGATGCCAGGGGGCTGGAGGACGACCAGCAGCGTCGGCTGGCCAAGGGCCTCGGCCGACGGTATGCCCGTCAGCGCCACCGTCATTTCGCCGGGTATAGCGGCCGGCACTCCAAGCGCCTCCCCGCTCGCCACGCCCGGCGGGAGCAGCGTGAGGCCGCCTAGCACGATGGCAGGTACACCCAGGGCCTCCGCGGAGGCGATGCCAGGGGGCAGCAGCGCCTGGTCGACGAAGACTGTCGGCGTGCCCACGGCCTCGGCGGACGCGATGCCGGGCGGTTGCACCGTGACGCCGCCGAGGGCCATGCCCGGCGTCCCGAGGGATTCCGCAGACGCCACGCCCGCCGGCTGCATGGTCTGTGGCCCGCCACCAAGGCTGACCGTAGGCTGTCCGAGACTTTCACCCGTGGCTATACCCGAGGGCTGGACAGCGACGCCTCCGGGGACCGCGGCAGGCGCACCGAGCTCTTCCGCGCTGGCGATCCCAGGCGGCTGCAGTGCTTGAGGAGCGCCACCGAGGCTGACTGACGGCTCGCCAAGCGCCTCGGCGGAGGCTATGCCAGATGGCGAGACGGTGATGTCGCCCGGAACCGCAGTCGGTACGCCAACAGCTTCCTCCGAGTCAATACCTGACGGAAGCAGGGTCAAGCCAACATACAGCGCTGGCTGGCCGAGGGCCTCCTGGCTGGTCACTCCAGCGGGGGAGACTATCACGCCGCCAGGAACCACGGTCGCGGCGCCAACCGCCTCACCAGAGGCGATCCCAGGTGGCTGCACGGCCTGAGGAGCCCCGCCGACGCTGACAGCTGGTTGCCCCAAAGCTTCCAGGGAACCTAAGCCAGGCGGCTGAATGGACACGCCACCGGGGGCGACAAGAGGTGTTCCGACTGCCTCCTCGCTGGAAATGCCCACCGGCTGTACGGTCTGCGGCGCACCGCCGGCATTCACTGTCGGCTGGCCCAGGGCCTCTTCGGTAGCAATCCCGGCTGGCGAGACGGCTACCCCGCCGGGTGCTGTCGTCACGGCTCCAAGCTGCTCCGCAGAGGCGATACCAGGCGCCTGGACAGCGACGCCTCCGGGGGCCATCGACGGCGTGCCCAGAGCTTCACCAGACGCGATGCCAGCAGGGAGCAGCGCCACGCCGCCGAGCGCGATGCTCGGCGCCCCGAGAGCTTCTACGGAAGCTATGCCAAGCGGCTGCAGAGAGACACCACCGAGGCCGAGGGCGGGTGTGCCCAGCCCCTCCTCGGACGGGATGCCGGGCGGCCCCACGGAGATCCCGCCAAAGGCGATGCTCGGCTCGCCCAGCGCTTCCGCGGACGCGATGCCCGCTGGCTCAACGGCTATCCCACCGAGCGCGATCGTCGGCTGGCCCAGGGCCTCCTCAGAGGGGATACCGGGCGGCAGGGCAACGCTCTGCACCACGAGGACCGGCTGCCCGAGCGCTTCCCCGGAGGGCACCCCGGCGGGCGCCAGGGCGACCTCGCCCGGCAGGATGGCAGGCGACCCCACCGCCTCAGCGGACGAGATGCCCGGCGCGTCGAGCGTCTGGGGAGCGCCACCGAGACTAACGGTTGGGCCGCCAAGTGCTTCGCCGGAGACTATGCCGGTCAGGGCCACCGTGAGGTCGCCGAGCGCTAGGCTCGGCGTACCAAGCGCCTGCTGGCTGGGGATACCCGTAGGACTAAGCGTGACCCCGCCGACTCCGATAGAAGGCGTGCCGAGCGCCTGGGCAGACCCGATGCCGCCAGGCTGAATCGCGATGGCGCCGGGGGCCGCAGTCGGGGTGCCAAGCGCCTCGGCAGAGGCTATGCCGGGCGGCAGGCTGGTCTGGTGCGCGCTGGGACTTCCGAGCGCCTGCGCAGTGGCGATGCCCGGCGGCTGAAGGGTGACCACGCCGAGCAGAACGGCCGGAGTGCCGACGGCCTGGGCACTCGGAATCCCCGGAGGCGACACGCCCTGCCAGGGAAACACTCCCGGAGAGCCCAGAGCTTCTGCGCTGGCGATCCCAGGAGCCGATATTGCTATGGCACCCGGAACCGCGGTCGGCGACCCAAGCGCCTGAGAGCTTCCGATCCCCGGCGGGCTGAGGCTCACACCGCCGAGGACGATCGAAGGCGTGCCGAGCGCCTCTCCGCTCGCGATCCCCCTGGCTATCACACCGCCGTAGCTGTACTCCACCACCAGCTGGAAGGCGTTTGACGGGTCGCCTTCATGCGAGTACCCAGCGCGGCACCCGAGATATGCAATCGAGTCACCGAGCCAGAAGAGAGCGAGCGCATGGCCCGACGCCCATCCCGCTCTGTCGACTATCTCCTGGATGACGGCGGCGAAGTCGGGCGTATCCTTGACCTGGTCGCCATACCACTCCTCGCTAATGGCCCAATCAACGTACGCGCTACCCTTGGCCCGGGCATCAAAGTCGTCGCGAGTGGTGAACGTCCCAGGATTGTCGTGCGCCTGGCCTCTAATCCTGATGGTCGTGGCGTCGCTGCAATAGAAGTAGGTCTTGAACGTCACCTTGGCGCTGAGGACCTTGGCACCTTGCGGGATTGTGACGTTCTGGAACCGCGTCCCCGCCTCGACGTATGTGAAGCTCCCAGCCTGGTCGTCGAGTGCGACGAAGGGATTATCCGTCAGCCACTCGTGGATGTCTCCGTACTCTTCGCTCCACCAATTCCAGGCTTGAACATCGTCGGAGTCTGCCGCCACTCGGACAGACACCTGGCCGCCCCAGACCGTGGGGCTGCCAAGCGCCTGCGCGGAAGCGATACCGGGCGCCGCCAGCGTCACGCCGCCGGGGACGGCGGCGGGCGTGCCAAGAGCCTCGGCAGAGGCTATGCCAGGGGGATAAAGAGTCTGGGCACCAGTGGCCGGAGCGCGCAGGTGGTCCTGCGCCTGGAGGGCGGAGCCGCCGGTCGGCTTGCGGAGAGCGAAGACAGCCATATCATGGTGCCGCTAGGCCAACACAGCAGGCCTACCCAGCCGCTCCCTCAACAACTTAGCGTATGCCACCAGCATCGTCGGCATGTCGGTGTCGAAGTCGCTGAAGGACGGGGCCGGTAGCGGCGTTTCAGCAGTGAGGATCTGTGCGACCTCAGCCAATAGCTCCTCCCGCTCTGGCCAGTCGACCATGCACGCCCGCCACGGGTCGAGCACCTTCTTGGGCGTGGCGGCTCCCATGTACTGCTCGAGAGCGGCGCCCAGGCCTGCGAAGCACAGACTAAACCCGATTCCAGCGTCAAAGAGCACCTTGGCAGCGCGCCGCAGGCACGTCCCGCGCCCATGCGGATCGAACTCGCCACCCTTGTGCGAGAGAATCTTGCGGACCGCCTGCTCGCTGCGAGTGCCGTACTCAGCATCGAGAGCGGAGAGGGACTCCACGTGCCTCAATCCTCCAGCTCCTCCCAGGTGAATTCGACCATCAAGAGATGCGCTATCCCCGCGTACGTGTCATTGGCGTGTGCCCCATAGCGTGCGATCGCAAACTTGACAAGCTGACCCGCAGTGACAGTCAAAGCCGTCGCGAGGGTTGTACGGGTGCGAGCGCTCGCGACAGCTGGAGCGGCGACGTCCAGAGGCACTTCCGTGCTCGTCGCACCTACGTCGCCACCGATGGCGATTGACTTGTAGTCCAACGCCCAGCGGACGTTGCCGGTGCCAGCGTCTACCGGAGCCCACTCGATGTAGCAGTTCAGGTTCTGAACGTAGGTGCTCGGCAGCAGAAACTCGAGGTTGGCTTCCTCGAGTGCGCTGGCACCGTAGGCGCGTGTCGCGATGGCAGAGACACCAGACCCGATGGCGCTCGAAGCCGCCCCGGCCATCGCCTTCAGATCCTCAGCCCTCACCTGGATGCGGCGGGTGACAAGCTCACTGCCGCGGTTCCGGTGCTTCGTAGAGTTGGCGCCTAGCAGCGTGACCGCCGAGTACCCAGCCTGCAGACCATAGATATCGTTGTGCTCGATGCGATTGTAGTCAGCACCCGTGGTCTCTTTTACCCCATCGCTGTAACCTTGAACTCCGCCGCGGATGGTGTTGTTATGAACGAGGGTCCTGAGTGCGCCGGATCCTTGAAGACGAATGAGCCCCAGCCTGTAGCTCTCATTATCGATCCCGCAGCCATCGATGCGGTTCCCGCCAATGTTCCAGTCGGCAGACTGGTTGCGAATCAGCCCCGGCCAGCAACTGACGGCCGTATTCCCCTCCACAAGGCCACCGGGGGAAACGGCATCAGCCACGTCAATGGGCCAACCGGCAGTAGCGATGAACTCATTCCCCACAATGACAGGTCGTGACGCATACTCGACCAAGATTCCACTCTCGCCACCTTGGAAGATGCAGGCTTCGACGAGAGCATCGGTCACGCCGCTACCACCGGAACCTTTGAGGTGCACATGGCGACCAACAAGAGCGGGTAAGAAACTTCTACAGGCGACGGCTCCGCAGCGGGCCGCTTGGTAGGCAATCTCAAAGATGGAGAAGTTCGCGCCAGCCGATGGCTCGCCCCAGCCAATGCAGTCTACGTAGTAGGAAAGGCCCTCATTGCTCAGGATAAAGGAAAACTCCCGGTTGTCGTAGGAGCAGCACCCCCGCATTGAGTTGTAGGAACCGGCCTCGAACACTAGCCCACGCACCCATGTGTCGTGAGCGTGTACGTTGATGTACTTGCACTGCTTCGTCTTCCGCAAGGCGACCGCTGCGCCGTACTCATCGGAGTGCGTGACGCCAGCCTTGTTGCCATCAACCGACAGGTCCTGGACGATGATGTCCCTGTCGACATCGCTGTCGTTGTTCCAGTTCATGATCATCTCGAAGCCGGAGGCCAAGCCGCCCTTCAGCTTGATGATCGTATTCCCAGGACCTGCGCCTAGAACCTTCGTCTTGGTGCCGATAGAGACACCTGGCCGGGGGATCGAGACGTACTGCTGGTTGCCCTGCTGCGAGCCTATGAGGTAGGTCCCTGGAGGGTAGTACACCGTGCCGCCGCCAGCCAGGCGGCAGGCGGTGAGGCAGGCCTGCATCGCAGTCGCGTCGTCGGTCGTGCCATCGCCGGTCGCCCCATAGTCCCTCACGTTGTACCAACCGGAGGTGAACGGGTTCAGGAGGACGCGCTTGTCGATGATCTGGTTGGAGTTGATCGCCGTGTCGCCAGCCGGCAAGTAGACTGCGGCCAGGACAACTCTGGCTGCGGGGATCGCGGGGAACACGGGGTTCGAGGCCGCACTACCAGCGACGGCCGCCTTGCTACCGTTGACGTCGACGGTTATCAGGTCGAAGCGGGCGTTCGTGGGGTCGGCAGTCGTGATCGTGACGTTGCCGGCCGTCACCGCGATCGGGCGGCCGCCGACATAGACCGTCCCGACGGCGACCGCCACCGTCATGTCGGGTGTGCCCTGTGCGGAGACAGCGCAGCCGGTCTTGACGCCGTAAACGGCGAAGCCGGCTGTCAGCGCATCGAAATCTACGCTGTCCGGTTCCGCCTGGTCGGGGAAGGCGGCGTCGGAGTAGTTGGGGATCTTGAACACATCGCGCTCCTACGCCGGGGCGTCGCCTCCGATTGCGCCTACCTTCTCCTCCGACTCGATCCCAGGAGCTCCGACGACGATCCCGGGCTCGCCGGGTTCAGCCATCGCGGCCACTTCAAGCGCCTGCTGCCGTGCGCCGGCAACCCGCAGAGCAGACCGGACGTCCTCGATCTCGGCCACGATAGGGACCCGGGCCTCGGCGATCTCGGCATCGGCCAGGGCCAGGTTTGCCGTCGCCTTGGCCAGGATGCTCGTCGCCTTCTCGACGGTCTCAGCGAAGGGGCCGCGCCGACTGTTCACCTCGGCCAGCGAGTCCCTCAGAACCTCACGACGGCCGATCAGTTCGGAGATCTCCGCCGTCACCTCTTCCATTTCAGACATGCCCATCACCTCCAGCCGGCTCGGTACGCACCGTGGGTACGCCGAGCTGCTCCTGCGACCTGATACCCCCCGGCATGGAGCGCCGGAGGACCGGGTTGGAGGCCGCCTCGATGGCCGCCTCCTTCTGGATGTCGGGGTTATCCGTCAGGCCGAACGGCGCTCCTGAGCGCAGCAGAATCGCCTGGTCGAAAGCGATCTCGTGCGCCTTCTCGAACTCCTCGGCCTTGCCAGCCATGATCCGCAGGGCCCGTGACAGTTGCTTGGCCGCCTGCCAGGGAAGCTCTGTCACGTGGCCATCTATCTCCAGGAGGACGTGGTGGGCCTCCTGGCGGACCCGTGCCTCGGACCTGCGCACGAGCACCTCGGGCATGACCGCCTCCTAGAGCTTGAAGATCTTGACGCTGGCGGTGTTGTCCCACTGTATGGTGATATTTCCTCCGTTCGGCGTCACCGGGTTGCCGGTGAACGTGTCCCAGAGGGCGATCAGGATCGACGTGCCCTCGGTGCCGGTGTGCATGTAGAGCACGATGAGCTCGCACGGGTCGCCCGTGACGGCGGTCAGCAGCGAGTCGTCGGCATCGGCCACGCCGAGCACGTTGGTCTTCGTCGTGAGCGTCGCCCAGTTGGCGAGCGCAGCCGGCACGCGCGCCGCCGCCGGCACGTCGGAGATGAACTCATTCACGTCGATAGACGGCGAGTAGTCAGCGGCGTCAGCCAGCCCGCCCTTGATCGTGTTGGCGTCCCAGTCCAGGTCACCGGCCAGGAAGTGGCCCCGGCCCTTTCCGTAAAGTGCGTTGGCCATGTCTAACCTCCGAACGAAATGAGCGCCCTTCCTTGGGCGCTCACGGTCGCTCGGGGCAGCCTCGTCACTGCCGTGGTTATGCTAGACGACCCTGCAGCAGATACCCACCTGCCAGTTGGCACCGCCTGCCCATCGTTGCACCTAATCGCCGGATTCTTCGCCAGCCTGTTCGAGCTGATGGCGCTTCCCAAGGACCTCGGTCGCCGCCGCCAGCGCCTTCACCACCTGGTGGACGTCGCAATCGAGCCAGTTGATCGCCAGGCCACCAGCGTACAGGCGGATAACGATCATGGCAGACGGCCTCTCGGGCAGGACGGGCTTCTCACCGTTTCCCGTCATGTCCCCTACTCCTGAAGCAGCGTGGGCGTCGCTAGACGATCTTCCCTAGGATGATGCCGCCTTGCACCATCAGTACAGCCCTCCGGTGAGCACGCCGAGCAGGCCGGGAGCCTTCACGCCCGCCGTCAGCATCCCGGTTGGGATGGCGATCGGGTCCGGCAGGCCGAAGGTGGTGTCAACGTACTTCACCACCTGGGGATAGGCGGGCAGGGCTGCGATCGTGCCCGCCGCAGCGTTCGCCTGGAAGGCCATGTAGTATTGATCGGCGGCGCTGCCGGAGTAGGCGGCCACAAAGTCAGTATTCCGCCAGCCCGTCGAGTCGATGGCTATAGAGGCAGAGACGGCCAGGAGATTGCCCGCCGTGTCATAGAGACCCACGTAGTAGTTGGCGGCGCCCGTGCCAGCCACATATAGCCGGAGCCCGGTGATCTCTTCATCGGAATGAATCCATGCGGGGGCCAGATAGATACGGTTAGCGACCGGCGTGAAGGTTGAGGATAGATCAGGCAGCACAGGACAGGGCAGGTATGGCGGTGTCGGTACGGCTCCTGGCCCACCCGCCACATCGCTTAACTTGCGTGTCAACGAAATGGGGTCGTGGAGGATAAGTTCGTTACCCGCATCCCGGCTCACCCATGCATCCGCATCCTCCAAGTATGCGGTATCTGTCTGGTCGAAAGCCTGAGCCGAGTCCACGCGGGCAAGGGCGGCGGCGAGGGCACGCACGAACTGATTGAACTTGTCGGCGTCCGAGAGGATGAACTTGGGAATCGCGTATAGTTCGGCCATCACTCGAACTCCATACCGCCGTCAATGATGAGTTGAAAGGCGGGCGCACAGAAGTTGTAGTAGGCCCCGACCACATAGAGCCAATTGGGGTGGGTGTCGGCCCAGTCAATCGTCTGAGGCAGACCAGTGAAGTAACTCAGCCCATAAGGGGTATAGGCCCGCGAGAAGAACGCACCCTCGCAGAGGACCGAGAACATCTGCCAGGCATCAACGCCGATTGGGCAGTAACCTACCCAGTAGAGACGGTCGGGGAGCAATGCGTAGGGGGTCGGGAGTAGTACCGACATCTCTGTCGCTACCACTGGCGTTGTGACAGGCGTTGGGGCCAGAAGGGCCAAAGGTCTATCATCGCTATACAATGCCATCTGAAAGGTTCCGTGCCCACCACCAAGATGCGCGCAGTAAACGCGGAAGCCTTCCACAACGCAGGTTCGCATGACACGGAGCGGTGTCAACGCGAAATGGTGCGCACCGTACTGAATCCCAGATGAGCCGTAGGTTAGCGGCGTCGCGTAGCCACCGGCCAGTTCACTCAGTGTCTTGGTTCCGGTGACAGCATCAGTCAGCTGTAGATCGGCACCACTGCGTTCAAAGAATGTGTTGGCATCCTTCAGGCGCAACTCCTCGAAGATAGCGTGGGTCTGCGCATCATCGGTGATTCCGATGGCTGCCAGGGCAGCCACGAGAAGGTTGTACTGGGCCGTCGCGTCAGCCGTGTCGCCGTTGGCGATGGTCGGAAGGACAGTCATAGTTGCTCACATACTTTCGTCAATCGGAACGCCACCAGCTATCCGGCCCAAGATGGCTGGCACCCAAATGGTGGCAAAGGTCCCCGGGATTGCTATCGGGTCGGGTATGCTGAAGCTCCCCACATCCACGTACTTCGCATTGTGACCGCCTACGGCATGACCAGAGACCGGCGTTGTCATAGCGGCATTGAAGATAACCCCCATCCAGACACCGATTCCTGCGTCTATGTCTATGGGGACATCAAGGGGAAAGACTGTGTTTCCGATATAGTTCGGAGTCACGGCTTGGCTGTTAGTGAGTACGTTCCCTGACGTGTCATAGAGGACGGCATAGGCACTGCCCACCAGACTTCCACTCTGGGAGCGGGCCCCTATCGCTATCTGGCTCACCTGTTCGGCCTTGGGAGAGGCGGCATACCGGAGGTACATCCGATTGGCGACTGGTGCCTGTGAGCTAACGGCATTCACCACATCGCCCAGGACGGGCATCGAGACATAGTTGAGTGCTCCCAGGTTCGTCAGTCTTACTTCGCCTGCCACCGAATCGAAGATCACGAGTTGACCCGTGTCGGGATCGCGCTTCAGCCCCGCCGTCGTGTCGCCGATGTAGATCGTGTCCGGCCGGATGCTGGCCTGAGTGTCGGTCAGAATACGCAGCACGTATTTCATCGCCATGAAGATGCGGTTCAGATCCTCAGCCGAGAAGACATCGCCTTCCGGCTTCATGGGATCGCCAACGTCCTTCAGGGGCAAGATTGCTGTCATGCTACCACCATGTGCTGCTTCAGCTTGTCGCTAAGGTCCTGGACGGTCTGCACCTGGCTCGGCTGCCGGTTCGAGAGCTCGAGCACGGCAATGTCGAACTGGTAGTTCACCTTGGCGATGCGTAGTACCTGGCTCGCCATCTCGGACGGGCTGCCGTCGTAGTAGTCCTCGCCCCAAGCGGCAGAACCCCACTTCGGTATCTGGCCCACGGCGTCGGGGTTCACCACCACCACCGCGTCGCCTGGCTTCAGGTCCTCGATGTCGTACCCCTTGTTGTCGGTGCCAGGGCCGTTGTTGTCGATGACGGTCACGGTGCCCCGGAAGTCAATGGTGTTCAGGCTGTCCAGAAGGCTCTCGGCGATGCGATCGGCTACTTCCTGGTCGGTGATCCTGTCGTCAACCTCCACCTTGACGAGCGGGTTGGTGGGGTCGTACTCGGCCGCCGTTGCCGTGGCCGTGACGCCGGCGCCGTAGAGGACAACCTGCGTGCGCCGCTGCGTCGCTGTCTTGGTGAACTCCACCTGGCTGACATGGCGGCCGATGGTAAGGGTGTGATCCGCCACCGTCGGCGTCGCCCTGAATAGCACCTGGCCGTCTGGCCCGACGTAGTAGCCCCAGGCGGCGCCGGCCAGCGTGGTGATGAAGTCAAAGACCTCCTTGAGGGTCTGCTTCTCAAAAGTGTGGGTGAAGGTGTCACCTACCAGCGCTGAGGTGGGGTGCCAGGCCAGACCGGGCACGTAGCCCTTGTCCAGGAACCAGCGCATCATCTCCGACGGGTCGGCGTCGGTGAAGGTCTGGGGCCCGACGAAGTAGGAGTCGGCGAGCTTGGCGGATAGGGGCACCAGGCCGACCTTGACGACTTCGCCCTGGGGCTGGACCGTCACGGCGTACTCATCGATCCAGCCGCGCCAGATAACCAACTCGTCGGCCCCGGTGTCCACGTCCACGATGCTCACCGTGACCATCTGGCCGATCCCGATGTCCTGGGTAAGCGTCGGCTCGCCGAGTTCGCCGATCTCGCCCAGGCGCCGCGGCAGCGAGAGGTCGATCATCTCTGGCCCGCCGTTCAGAGACATGCCGAACTCGGGCGCAGGGGCATCCTCCCACTCGGCCGCCAGCTCGTAGGCGTCGTAGCGGTCACGGCCCCAGATGGCGCCGCCCCAATGCGGCAGGGGTCGTGTCTTGTAGGAGCGCCATATCGCCGTCTTCAACTCAGATACCTCGCGGTGAAGGCGGTCGTGACAGAGAGCGTCGGCGGGCTGGTCGCCAGGACGTGAAGTTCAAGGGCGTTGTTCGTCGTCCGCGGGTCAAGGCTGGGGTAAGCACCCTCCGTGTTGGCGGCTGCCACGGCATTGATGGTGGCCTCGAAGAGGGAGGAGTCGATCACGATCACGTCGGCCGCCGCGAACGTCTTGATGACGGCCAGCTTGAGGGCCGGCGACAGGCTGGTGTTGATGACCCAGAGCTTGGTCATGGCATAGGGGGGCTCATTGTAGACCTCAAAGGCGAAGTCATAGGTGGCGTGGGCAACCCAGACCCCAGTGATGTAGCTTGAGGCCGTTCCATCAGCGTAGCTGGCCGACGTCATATCGAGGCCCCAGGCGTAGTAGTTGGTATCGTCGAGCGCGCCGCTCCGCTTCAAGACAATGTGGTACTGCGTCGCGCCGGTGAGCTGTGGCGCCGTCGGGAAGTCGAAGGCGATCCAACCGTAGGACGTGGCGATGGCTGAGGCCGCTACCGTTGCGCTGGTGCCATTGGTAACGACGGTCGCGCTCGGCTTGCCGGTTCCGTCATCGGTCCTGATCTCCGCGTAGAGACCATCGGTAGGAGCCAGCAGCTTCTTGACCCAGAGGCGAACGCGCCCAACAAGGCCAGTGGTGGTGATCTTGAAGCCCTGCCCACGGTAGGGGTAGGCGGTCTCACCGAAGTTGCCGTCTATGGTGACATTCGTTTCTGCGTAGGAGGTCAGCAGGGTTCGGTTCGGGATGGTGATCGTGAACTTGGGCTGGCTCGGCGCCGTCCCTCCGGGCGCTATCGTCCAGGCGTACTTGTACTCGTTGCCCGCCACGAGGGTCAGCAGCTTGTTGGCCTGCGGGTCCGTCGACGGCACATCGGCGACAGCGAAAGGCTGCGCCAAGAAGAAGTCCGCCTCGTACTCCGCCAGCACGGGCCGGGCGCCAGCGTTGAGAGGCCCCCTGAGAGTGGCCGGGCCGGCAACATAGTGCCTCGCCGCGCCGGACAGGAATGTCTTGAGCTGCTGGTTCTCGCGGGAGAAGGCGAGGGCGAGCGCCTGCCACTTCGTCTCGAAGTCGCTCGGCGTGTCACCGACGACCGCGCCTCGCACCGTCACGAGGCGCGAGGTGTACCGGCTGGCGAGCGCCTTCGCGCCGGGCGCCCTGGCGAACTCGGCAGAGAGGTGCTCAACCGGCATGCTACGGTCGTCGTCCACTCCCATGACGAGGTAGTTCACGCCATCATCGAAACAGAAGTCGCCGAACGTCCGGTACACGTGGGTCATCAGACGCCTCTCGATGCCCTCTCTTGCAGCTTCCCGGCCTGCCGCACTATCTCCCGAACGAACGTGGCCGGATCCTGGACGTTCGGGAGGTGCAGATGCTCGATGTGGAGTTGGACCGCTGGCGCGGCCAGGGGCCCGGTGGGCGTGCCTAGACCTGCCATCAGCCGCTCAGTCTCATCATGGGCGAACACCCGGGTCCGGGGCGGTGCCCAGATGAGCTCCCGGCCCCGCTCGCCCACCATCGTCAGCCCGCTCGCGAGTCCGCCGGACTGCATCCCAGCCGGGGGCGTGATGCTGTTCAGCACTCCGGCAGCGTAGGCCGCAGCATCCCCGAGCCCCCACGTCTTGGGCCCGGCATATCCGCCCGCATCGCCAAGGCCCCACATAAGCCCCTTCGCGTAGTCGGCGGCCCCGGCCAGCGCGTAGTTGCTATCCGTTACAGTGCCGGCAGAGTCCCCGAGGCTCCGCGTGAAAAAGGACAGGTAGTCAGTCGCTCCCGCGGTCGTCAAACCCAGCCGGTCCGTCTGCGCAACAGCGTTGGCCGTCGCCAGCGTCTGAATGTCTGTCGCCCAGCTAAGGTCATCGACCTTCCCGGAGTAGATCCCGATGTTCTCTGTGATCGTCGCCACCATGTCCTTCAGCTCGCGCTCCGTGGGCAGAGTCTGGTCGGCGAGGACAGCGCGGTCCTGCATGACACGGTGGTCGGCGGTATACACGCCGAGCTGCGCTTCAAGCGCGGCGATCTGGTCGCGGATGGCCTGGGTCTGCTCCTCAGTCGCGCCGGCGGCCTCCTGCACCGCTAGCTGATACCGGAGCGTGTCGATGTCGAGCTGGAGCTGCGCCGTCTCCTGAGTCGGACCGCCGAGCAGCTGGCCGAGGGCGCTCTGAAGCTGGCCCACCAGCTCAACGCCGATGCCGTAGGCGAAGTCGGCGGCCGCCGAGCGCGCGTCGCCAAAGCTGGTGTTCACCGCCTGCAGCGCCAGCTCGAAGTCGAGAACCTGCTGCCCCAGCCCCTCTACGCCCAGGCGCCGGCCCAGGTTGTCCAGCTCGCGGACGGAGTCGGCTATGGGCGTCGGCAGGCCCAGGAGCTGGGCGCTGAAGGTGCCCATCTCGATCATCAGGTTGAAGATCGCGGCCTGCAGCTCCTCGTGTTTCTTCACGACGTCAGCCAGCGACTGGATCGTTGCCGCCTGCGCTGGCGTCATCCCGAGATTCAGAGCGTCCGTCAGCGTGAGCGTACCCTCATTGGCGATCTTCGCGGCCGCCCAGAACGCCATCATCTGGAGCGTCGAGGGCCCGAGCGCCTGCTCGGTGCCGGCGGCGATCACCTCCGTACCGCTGGCGAGGCCCTGGGCAACGGCGTTCACGATCGACATGCCCATGTCGTAGCTGGCCTGGTCTATCTCCCCCGTCTCCCAGGCCTCCACCAGGCCGGCCGTCAGGGCAGCGACCCGCTCCCTCAGCGCACCGCCGCCTTCCGCGAGGGCGTCCGACAGCGAGGTCGTGATCGTGACGCCGAAGTCGTAGACCTTCTGGCTGATCGTGCCGGTGTCCCAGAGCCCCATCAGCGAGCGGCTCAGGAAGCGCACGAGCTCGCCGAGATCGACGGCTACGCCTTGAGTCGCCATGCGTACCGCCGTGGCGCCATCGCCCAGCACCAGGGCAAGCCCCTGCAACGCCTTCTGGTCGTCGTAGGCCTTTGCGGCGGCTTCTTGCTCGGCTACCGCGCGTGCCCGGGTCAGCTCCAAGGCCGCCGCCTGGGCCGGGTTCAGCTTGCCCTCAATGGCCTCGGCGTACGAGATGACGTCGTCCTGCATGAACTTCTCGAGAGCCAGGCCCGTGTCCGTGAGCTCGCCGCGGGCGATACCGACGGCGACGGCGAAGCCGAAAGCAGCCCCCGTTACCCCACCTTCGCCTAGTGCAATAGTCAGCTTCGCCAGCTCCACCTGGGCTCGCCAGACCTCGTCCGCCTCCTTCTGGCGGGCGACGGTCAGCTCCTCGGTAGCAGCCTGGGACGCCGAGAGGCCAAGCTTCTCTGCCTCGGTGCGGTCGGCAACGCCATCCGAGACAGCGTCAGCCAGCGTCAGCTCCTTCTCCGCCGCGCTTCCGGCGGCTCCGCCAGCGGCGGCAACAGCACCCCTGAAGAAGTCGATGCTCTTGGCAGCGGGCACGGTCGACATGGCCAGCCTGCCAAGCTGCTCCATCATCGCGCTCACGCCGGGGAGTGCGCCGAACGCCGCAGGCACCCCAAACTTGCCGACCAAGAAGGCGACTGGCACTGTCACACCAGCCTCTAGGGCCTGCATGAAGCGAACGACCTGCGACGCGGAAAGAGCATCGAGCAGCGGCAGGATCTGCATCACGATGTCCCTGGGCAGGTCGATGATGGCCTGAGCGAAGTTGTTGATCAGCGACGGATCGAAGGTCTCACCCGCTTGCTCAGCCGCTATCCTCAGGCGCTCACCCAGAATCTTGATGCCCAGGGTTACTTCCTCGTTGTAGCGGTTCATCGCCTGCAACTGGGTGTTCACCGCCTCCAACTCACCCTCCGGAGCCGCGTCGCCGAAGGCCTCCAGTTCGTTCGCGCGCTTCTCCAGCTCCAGGTGCTCCAGGCTGTTGCCTAGCTTGGTCAGCACGACGGTGGCCAGGTTGTCGACCGCCTCGCCGGTCACTTCCAGGGACTTGAGGTAGGAATCCAAGCCAGCAGCGGCCGCGTCGCCAGTGTCGGTGGTGGCTCCCATCAGCCCGCTGAGGGCAACGATCACATCGGCCACCTGCTGCTTCGCCCGGTCCCACTGCACCGCTTCCCACTGGACCCTCAGTTCTTCTAGATCGCCGCCCAGTTCCTTCAGCAGGCCGGGGTACTTCTCAAGCAGCGCCTTTAGATCTTCGTAGGTCGGAACCAGGGCCAGAACCTGCTCCTTGTGCCCCTTGATCGCCTCGCTCACCTTTATCCACTGGTCGAAATCGTCCACGCCCTCCTGGCGCATCCTCTCTGCCTGGCGAATAGCCCCCTGCAGAAGGCCGGCGTAGTGCTCCAGCGCGGCCGCGTTGGCCTCGACCGAGGTTGCGCCCCCCTCCATGGCTACCTTCACGTACTCCGCGGCCGACCCGAAATCGCGCACATACCTCTCCGCGGCCTTGGCGGCAGTGCCGGCGCCGGTGAACATGTCGATGAGGCCCTTCCCAAGGGCTACCTTCGCGATGGCGTCAAGCGCGATGAAGCCGATGGCGATCGCGGCGAGCGCCCCAGGCAGCGTGAACAGCACTGCTCTCAACGCCGTGAAGGCGGTCGAAAGTGCGAACGTCGCAGAGGCGGCGACACCCTCAGTGGCCGCCAGACTGATGAACACCCCGATCGTGGCCGTCACGCCGCTAATGAGACCGGTAAACACGCTGACCACGGCGGCGGAGCGGAACAGCAGGAAGGCGGCCGTCGCCAGCCCAACCACCACTGCCAGCTCCTTCATGTCGGTCCCCAGGATCATGGCCAGCGCCATCACGGCGGCAGCCGGGGCGGCTATGGACAGCAGGCCGGTGCTGAAGCCCACCATCGCGGCAGCGGCCCCAGGTGCCGCCATCTGCAGCATGCCGAAGGCGGTCACGGCCAGCCCTACGGTCACCAGGAGCGGCCCTATACCTACGGCGAGCGCGGCCGCCACGACGATCACTTTCTGGATGGGCTCCGGCAGCTTGTCGAAGGCGGCTACCAGCCCTCCGACCGCCTCAGAGGCTTTGCCCAAACCGGGCACGATGATGTCGGCCACCAGGGGCAGAAGGATGTCACCGAGCTGCACCAGTTCCACGCGCAGCTCGTTCATGCTCTGCTTCATCTTGAAGCCGGGCCCTTCGGCGATGGCGCCGAAGGCGGCCCCCAGGTCAGCCTCAGTCGTGTTCGCCAGGGAAGCGAAAACCTGCTCGGCCATGCCCGCGTTCTCGCCCAGGATAGCCATGATCCCCGACAGGCCGTCGACACGGGGGAATATCCTGGCCATGGCCTCCGTGTTGCCGCCCAGCCGCTCGTCGAGCATCTGGAGAGTGGCCAGTAGCCCCTTCTCGCGCAGCGTGGCTGTAAGCTCACCGAAGCTCAGGCCCATCTTGGCCAGCTCCTCCGATTCCATCCGAGTCGGCCTCACCATGGACTGCAGGATCTGGCGGAGAGCCGTAGCCGCCTCAGCGGCAGGGAGCCCAAAGCGGGTGAAGTAGGCCATGGCCCCGCCTACCTGCTCGAAGGTGACGCCGAGCTGAGCGGCGATGGGGATCACGTGGCCGAGGACGGGCGCGAACTCGGCGGCCTCGCCCTTGCCTTCGCGCACCATGGCGACTAGGACCGACGTCGCCTGAGCCGCAGAGAGGTTCTCGGCACCGTAGGCGTTCATGGCCGAGGTCACGGCATCGGCCACGCTTGCGGTGTCACCGAGGCCGGCAGCGGAGGCCTGGGCGGCCGCTCTCAGGACGTCCATGGCCTGGGATGCCTCGACGCCGGAGCTGGTCACGAAATAGAGGGCCTCGGCTAGTTCCTGGGGCGACTTGGCTGTCTCCTTGCCCAGCTCGTAGAGGTCGTCCTTCCAGGCGTTGACCTGCTCGCGGGAGATGCCCACCAAGCCCACGATGAGGTCTAGGCTGTGGTTGAAGTCGGCCCCCATCTTCAGAGCAGCCGTGCCGATCCCGGCGATGGGCGCCGTGAGGCCCGTGATGGCGGCGCCCGTCCCCGTCAGACGCGAGCCGATATTCTTCAGCTCGGAGTCGAGCTTGGAGGAGTCCGTGGCGAGTTCCAGAACCGCCTGGCCCAGTACCTCAGTCATCACTCAACCCTTGACAGCGCAGCGTTAGGCGTGTTATGTTGCGCTGGCCCCGCACGAGAGTGATCAGGAGTTGTCCCATGCGCGTACTTCTAACCTTCGCGGCCCTCATGCTCGTCCTCTCCGCGTGTAGCACTCCCTCGCCCTCGGGAGGGGCCGGCGGCAAGGCGACTGCACCCGGTAAGACGGAACTCACGAGCTTCACGTCCGGCACCATGAAGTGCGAGGCCTGGAAAGAGGATGGCAAGTACCAGGCCCTCTGTGTCTCCACGAAGCCGGAGATGTTCCTCCGAGCCGCCGAACGGAGCACAGCCGCTGGCGGGGTTGGTGCCTTCTGTGACCAGGGGGAGGTCAAGGACCAGCCTGGTTTCTACTTCGTCCGCTGTTCCGCCGATGAATCGCTGGCGGACTTCATCAAATAGCCTCACCGGGCCGCTCCCTCCTGAAGGCGATCCCCTTGCTTGCCAGGAACTCCGGCGATGGCGGCTCGCGGCGTCCGCGCTGTCCGCCCTGGGTCGCCTCGCGCCAGCGCTCCTGAATGCGCCTGGCATCGCTCTTCTCAAGCGTCCCGGACCCCATAGCCACCGCCTCGGAGATCCCCGCCTCCTCCATGGCCCGCAGCGCCGGCATCGCCTTCGCATAGGCACCCAGCAGCGGGAGCGGCACGTGCAGCCAGTCCAGTGGGCTGCCGCCGTAGAACCGCTGGAGGCCAGCTAGAACCCGAGCCCACCCCTCATCAGCATCATCAGCGCACTCGCCCTGCCCCCCCTCAGACGGGAGGCTAAAAAAGCGTTCCAGATGTCCAAGAGGTAGCCGAGCTGGAGTTTGCCAAGCACGTCGTCGGGCAAGGTGGGAAGGGCGACCTGGACCAGTTCGCGCATGCGAGCGAAATAGTCGGCCTCTTCCACCGCGTTGGGTGCCTGCAACTGCTCTAACTTAGCAACGTGCTCCATGAGTCTCTTGACTCTGAGCCGTTCCGCCAGGCCCCACGCGTCACGGTTAGCCAGGTCGTAGGCCACGCCGTCGATCCGCACGAAGTCACTCTTCAGCGGATCGAGCTGTTCGAGCGTCAGGAGGGCTTCGGTCGCAGCCTTTCCCTCCGTGACGCCCAGTACGGGCATGCGTTCCGTGGGAGCCTCTTCCTCAGTGGGGTCGACTACGGGCGTGGGGACCTTATCAGGTGATTCGGGGGGAGTGGCCTTGTCCCTTTTGGGCTTCGCCATCGATGACCTCCTCAAAGGCTATGCCGTGAGCACGGCAGAATCGCTCTAGCTCCTCCATGCGCCGGCGGGCCTCCCGCCGGTGGAACTGCTGGGCCTTCTTGTGCCGCCGCGCCTCGTCCAGGAGCCGCACGGCCTGAACGGGGATCATGCCCCGACCGCCAGGCGCTGGAAGTTGCTCAGGACGCGTCGGCCGAGCGTCGGGTAGACCACGTCCGCCGCGCCGCCCAGCGTCCCGTAGCGCCGTTCGAGATAGATGAAGTACGGACAATCGAACGATCCCCAGCTCCCGCCAGCCTTGCTGCCGAAGGGACTGGCGCGGCGGAGCACCTTGATGCTTCCCTCCGCCCGGCCCGTGCGGTTGCGCCAGCCGCGGTGGTTCATCTTCGCCTCGGAAACGCAGGCATCCATCGTCTCGTTGAGGCCCGCGATCGAGGCCGTCTGGGCCCGCTGCGTCAGGCGCGGCCCGTTGTAGCTCACGAGCCGCAGCCTGAGGATGCTGGCCACTAGCCCGTGGGAGCGGCGTCCATAGCCACGAGGTGGCCGAAGCGCTCGGCGGGCGTAGCGGCGTTCGGGTCGCTGATGACCTTCCACTCCGTGTCCAGCACCGCCATGTCGTCCGCCAGGAACTTCACCGCTGGGTTGCCGCTCTGCGAGACGCGGGTCAGCTTGTAGTCCAGCCCAAGGCTCTCGCCGCCGATCTGCACGTCCAGGTAGGGCGACGGCGCCCGGATCAGCATGGCGATCTGGGCCACCGACGTGCCCTGGTACATCGTGATGGTGCGGTAGCCAGCCGTAGTGGCGCCGGGCGGCGTGTCAGTGACCGCCACGTTGTTCAGGACCTTGGCGAAGTTCTCCAGGGTCAGGTCGGCCAGCGCGAAGCTGATGACCATCGACTCCTCTGTCCTGGAGATCTTGGCCGGTGCCGTGTCCTGGTCGGCGCGTAGTTCCTTCTGTGTCTGGTTGTGCTGGGCGTTGACGCCGCCCTTGGTCCGCCCCAGGCGCACCCAGTTGCCTGCCGGCACGGCGTTGATGAGGGGGAAGGTCTCGCCGACCGGGGCGACGTAGACCACCGCGGGGCCAGCCAGTATTTCAAACGGGGACTCAGCCATGGCTTCACCTCACGAAATAAACGAGCCGCGACCTCCGGGCAGTCGCGGCTGCTACTTTTGGACTCTAAGACGGGCGACTAGCTAGGTCTCACCGTCGTCTGGCACGGCCTCAGGCACCATGCTCTCCACGGCGCTCTCAACGGCGGTTCCTTCGCTCGCCAAGTCCCCCGAGGCGTCCGTCCCGGGTGCTGGCATTGACGCCGGCGCATCGGTCCCCGGCACCGGCATCTGAACGTAGGGCCAGCCTCTCGGCGGCTCAGGCACCGGCTCGGGCAGCGGCGCATCCGTCTCCCACTCGGCGCTGGGGTCCAGGAGCAGGCGCTGCGCCACGTCCATGTCCACCTCAATCGTCTCGCCCCTGGCCCACCGGAGGCCGGACACGGGATCGTCGAGGATGTCACACGGCCCCACGTAGGTCATGTGAGCTTTCTTCCTCATGCTGGTACCACCTCCTGCGTGCCCACTAGGGCCTCGACCACGAGCTTGTTCTCCTTGATGCCCGGCACGAGGCCCTCCGCATCCTCGGCCAGCCCCGTCGGCCCGCCCCGGACCTCGCTCCAATGCACCAGGTAGGACTTGTGCGTCGTGGGCTGCTCCACGACGCGGCGCCCTTTCTGGTGAAGACAGGCGAAGACGGCCCTTCCGATGGCCGCTGCCGCGAAGTCGCTCGTTGCCAGACAGCGACAGGCCATGCGGTGGCGGATCAGGGGGGCGCCGGGCTCTACCCGCTCGCCCAGGCCCTCCTCGTTGAGCGATATGCACCCTGCCTGCTGCTCCTCAAGAGAGGCGGCGCCCACGACGACCCCGCCGGGGGCCGTCTCCTGAACTGCGGGGTAGGCAAGCAACAGGGCTCTGACGAGCTCGGGAACACTCGGGATCTCGTCGCTCATCGCGGCCAACTTTCAAGCGCTCGATCTCTCACCGGACCTCCTGGCAGTCCACCTCCAGGTGATGGACGCTGCCGTCGCCGCCGCACACCTTCCGTACCAGGAGCACATTCAGCCCCGTCGCAATGACCTGGCCCGATGCCGTCTTCACGTCAACTGTGTCCGCCTCGCTCACCTCGGCGTCAGAGCCAAAGTACAGCCGGTGTGATGCCAAGACCGCCTCCCGCGTGAGCCCCGTCATTACCTCGCCCTGCCGACGCAGGTTCAGGGCCGTCAGTCGGCAGGGCTCCGCCGTGAGCTTGGGCGAAAGCGCCCCCGTAGGCTGGCCGTAGCCGTCCCGGGCTTCACCCTTGGCGAACGTGTCGGCGCGGTGCCTGAGCAGCGACGCGAGGGACACGGGCTAACCTCACAGCCTGTGGGCCTGGAACTTTACCTCGACCCCGCCACCGACGACGTCGACATAGACGTAGCCGAGGTCGGTGCCACTCTGCTGATTGAAGGTCGCCGGCGGGAACGGGCCCACCAGCACGCAGGCGGCGGCAGCGAGAGATCCGACTGACAGCTCGGCGACGGCCAGACCTTCCACGGTCTGCGGGGTCTGGACAGTGACTGTGTGTGCGCCCGCTCCAGTGTTGCGGATCAGCAGGAACACCGCCCCGTCATTCGAGAACTTGGCACCGTCCGTCGTGTGCGGCACGGTGTCTGCGGCCGTAAGGATCGAAACGCCCACGCGGTCGATCGCCACCACGGGGATGTTAGTGCGGGCCATCTGCTATACCTCCTCGGGCCGGTTCACTGGCGTCGTGCCGGCCTCGGTCTATTCGGGCTCCGCCTCGTCAGAGGTCGCCACGTCGCCAACCTCGGCGGCGGGCTCGATACTGCCTTCGGCGGAAGTAGGCTCGCCTCCCGGCTCCGCTTCCGCTTCGGTGGCGGGCGAGGCAGCCGACTCAGCCACAACTTCCCCAGCGCCCTCGTCGGGTAAGTCGCCCTGGCTTTCTCCGGTGGTCTCGGAGGCTTCCTCCACCAGAGTCTCCACTTGGGCCTTGACCTCTTCGGCAACAGCCTCAACCGCAGCCACGGCGAGGTCAACATCGACCTCGACCTCTGCCTGGCCCGGCTCCGGGTGAACCTGTGGAGCACAGGAGCCGCACACGCCCTGACCGGCGAGCGCCGCCTCCTCGTCTGCGGCGTACACGTCGGCCGCCTTCTCCCCGCAGTTCGCGCACTGGACCAGCACGCCGGGGCGCAAGAAGGGCAGACTCAGGATGCTCTCGTCCATGATGACCTCCGTTCAGAAGATGACCTGGCCCCGGCCCACCTTGCCGGCGCCCATGTAGCGCTCGAGCCGGGCCATAGCCTCGGGCGGTATCGAGCTGGCGGCTTTCCCGTCGCTCTCGCTCCGCGTGTAGGAATAGTCGCCTATCTTCTCGCTCTTGATGCCTGCCACGGCCTGGCCACGTTGCTTGTACATGGCCGCCGCCGTCAGGGCCACGGCCTCCCGAACCGGCGCCGGCACCTCGTTCGAGGCCGTGTATGTCACGACCACGCGGTCGTAACTCACGGGCTTGACGTCCACCGACAGGAGGGCGTCTCCCAGCCCTCCCCGCCGGCGGGGGAAGGCCGGAGCCCGCTCGGCGAAGGCCTCCACATCGCGCCGCAGCTTCAGGCGACCCAGGGGATGCAGCGAGTACTCGGCGGCCTGCAACTCGCGGCCGCTGTCTGCCGGCGTCAGGTAAGCCCTGACCGTCAGCCCGGTTGGCGCCTCGTCCTTCAGAGTCAACAGGTCGCCTTGCTGCACGCTGGGGAACGTCTCGGTGATGGGTCCACTGGCGTCCCAGTCCCGACCAGTGACGCGTTTGACTTCCTCGGAGGCGTCGTCCAGGAAGGGCTGGAGGACGGTGCCGGGGGCGCTGTCCTCGTCCTCGTCCAGCCAGCGCCGCACGTCAGCGGTGATAGCGAGAGTCATCCGGCAGCCCCATGTAGGTAGGCACCCAGCACCACGAGTCCAATGGACCAGGCAGCGCCGAGGAGTGCCCAGAAGACACGCCCTGTAAGACCGACGGCGGTTGCGGCGGCCTTGGCAGTCGCCAGCACCTCAATCCGCCAAGCCTTCAGGACGCCCATATCGCCGTTGACTCGTTTGACTTCCGTCTCCAGGCTCGACACCAAGCCTTTGATTTCCTCGTGAGCGCCGTCGTTGCGGTCGAATGCCTTGTCAACTGCTTTCATCGCCTCTGGGAACTCATGGTCCCGGAAGTGCTCTACGGTGCCTCGCAACCCGTTGAACGCCTCTTCCAGGCTCTCCAGTGTCGCCATTTGATCGCTCCTAATCCGAAGGCACGAACGTCACGTCACAAGCCCCGCTGAAGATGGCGCGGATGCCCGCCGAGAACGCCACCCCGATCTCAATGACCGGCGGCGGCGTAGTCGATATGAGCACTGTCATCTTGATTGGGTCGGTATCGAGCAGGCCATCGCGCAGGGTGATCGTCCGGTTCGCCCCAGGGGGAGTGCCGACGATGATGCGGTGCAGCACGGCCTCCTTGGAGCGCACCTGCACCGTGGCGCCGCCAGCACCGCCAGCCACCGGGTTGCTCGCAGCCAGCGAGCTGTACAAGACATCGTTCAGGGGCGGCATCGCGGCCCTCCCTCTACGTCGTCGGCAGCGCGATCACCACCGTCGCGAACTTGCCGGCGGCCCCGCCGCCAGTCCCGTCGGCGATAGTGCAGATCAGCGGCGCTGTCGCGGGCAGCACACCGGCGCCGATGAAGACCTGGCCGATCGTCGCCGTGGCCACGACCAACTTGTCGAGCAGCCCATCGTCGTCGGCGGCCCAGCCCCAGTCGAACGTCGGCTTCAACGTCACGGCGGCCAGCGTCTCGGTGCAGATCGCCACGACGATACAGGCCCGGTCCTTCGTCGCGTGGGCGGCCATCAGCGTCACAGGCGACGCGTCGGCGTGGTCGACGTTACCGCTGGCCCCAAGGCCAGCGGCGATCGCAGCCGCCAGAGCAGCACCCTGGGCAAACTTGGCCGCCGTGAGCGTACCGTCAGTCACCTTGACGGCTGTCACAGCGCCATCGGCCAACTCGGCAGTCCCGACCGACAGCGGTGCCAGCTCGCCGGCCTGGATCGAGATGACGATCAGGTCGACCAGCTCACCGATCCACGGGATCAATGGCGTCCCGCCGCCGCCGTACCCGAATGTGGCAACAAGCTGCGCCCTTACTTGCTCAAGCGCGGTAGTCATGGACACCTCCTTGGCGAGAGCGGGCCTGCACCGCCAGCAGCAGCACAGGCCCGCGCATCAGCTAGTCGCCCCGGCTAGGCGATCTTCACTCTCCGGGCGTGGGCGTGCAGCCTCTCCCACGGCACCTGGACGGCCATCAGGCTCTCCAGGAGGAAGTCGTAGGAGGCGCGCGTCCGGCCCAGCTCGATGAAGGTCACCAGGTTGTCCACGGCCTGCCCGATCGGGTCGATCAGGCTCACCACGGAGGCGCCCCGGTCCTCAGGGTTCAGGTTGACGAAGAAGATGTTCTCCTCTCCGGTTGCCTGGTACCTCTTGCTGGCAGCGCCACCAGGCCGGGTCAGGTTGGCCGTGTCCGACCAGGCGGCCACGTTCCCCGTGATCTTGCCGTCGCCGTCGCGGGTCTTGCCCGCGATGGTCGTGTACAGGTAGGCCGTGCCGGCCCCACCGTCCACGTCCGAGCGGTAGATCTTGTAGAGCAGCGCGAGCGGGTCCGCCACCCAGGTCAGGTTGGCGATGTGCTCCGTCGCCCCCGAGGTGCAGTTGCACTCGGCTGCGGCCCGCTGCTCGCCGTTCTCGTAGACGGCGGCCACCTGGTAGCGGTACACGCCGTTGGGCAGGGCACCGCCAGTGGCGATGGCCGCAGCCAGGGTCCCCGGAGCCTGGGCGGACGGCTTGACGTAGTCCGTCTCCAGGATCGGGTAGCCCCGGTACAGCGTCATGCGGAAGCCGCCCTCGTACTCGACCGTCTGCACCTCGCGCCGTGCCAGGGTCTGGAGGCCGGAGATCTTCGACACCATGCCCTTGCTGGCGACGAAGAGGGCCGGGTCCTTGTCCGCGCCCCGGAAGCCCGTGGCCCCGTCGATCAGGTCATCGAGCAGCTTCAGGGTAACGACGGCGTTGTGGTCGACGATGTTGGTCACGATGATCTGATCCAGCCCGTCGGGGATGTACGGATCAGCCGTGGCACCCCAGAGGATGGCGAACTCGGCCTGGTTAGACATGGCCTCCACGCCAGCCTTCTGTTCCGCCACCAGCGAATCGATGAACCGCTGGGAGGCGGCTCGCTGGAAGCCGGTCACGGCGCCCCAGTAGTGCAGGGGCTTCAGCGTGACCGTGGGCCGGTCGTAGGTCGACTGGACGGCACCCGCCCTGTTGTCGACGAGCTCGCCCTCGAAGGCGGCCGCGCCGTGAGCCGTCCGGCGGACGATCTCGTGCACCCGCCCCTTGGCCTGCTTGATGGGCATCACCTGGAGCAGCGGCTGCAGCCGCAACAGCTCCTCGACGAGGGCCGGCTCCAGGTCCTCCGGCTGGAGCGCCGTCCCCGACGCCCCGGCGGCCGTGAGGGCCTTGGCCAGCTCGCTCGTAGCCTTGATTAGCCGTTCCATGGGAATCTACCTCCGCTGCATCCCGGCGAGGCCGGGGGATATTCGCTCGTTCGAAGCGCTACCTGCGATGCATCCCGGCGAGGCCGGGGGAATACGTGTCGCCGGGCCGGTCGGAGCGGGACTTCCTCTTGGGCTTCTCCCGCGTGTCCTCCTCGTCCACGGCGATGCTCTTGTAGATGGGCCTGCGCGCTTGGGCGATGGCGTCGCTGATCATCTTGGCCACCTCGACGGCAGTGACCGGAGCGCCCTGCGGCTGGACGGCCTCTTCCTCGTCGTCCCTCTTCTCCGTGGGCTGCTCCTGTCCCTCCTTCAGGGCGGCCAGTTGCTCCGCGAGCGCTCCCATGCCCCTGAGCACCTCGGCCTGGAACTCGTCGGCGACCTCGACCTCGATCTCGCCGAGCTTCACCTTCACGGGCTCCGTCGACTTCACGCCGACGCCGCCCAGGATTTCGGACAGCTTGCTCCCGAAGGCCTTCACGGCCGCGTCGATGAGCGCCAGCTTGTTCTCCTCTTCGCTGTCCAGGACGACCCAGACCACGTCCATGAGAGCGTCGAAGCAGGCCCACACGTCGCCCGAGGCGGCCATGCCGCGGTAGGCGGTGTCGAAGTCGGTCGTCGCCTCGATCTGCTTCTGGCGCTCCAAGATGCCCAGGGCGGCCTGGCCTGGACGCGACAGCTCCGACTTGTGCTCCGCCAGGAAGCTGACGGCCCCCGCGACTGTCAACGGCTCCACGGGTGTGGGCGGTTCAACTGCGGCGGGAGCTGCCTCAGGAGCTGCAGCGGCAGGCTCGGCCTCCGGCTCCTCGGCCTTGCTCACTGGCTTCGTGCCCTCCGGTTCCGTGGCCTCGGGCTCCTCGGGATGCTCCTCAGCCGTGGCTTCCGGCTCCGGGACCTCGGGGTCGTGCTTGTCTTTGACCACTGTGTCCTCCTCTTGGCGCTTCATGAGCAGGAACTCGCGCCCAATAGCAGGCGAATCCACCATGCTGACGATGGTCACCGTCAGCTCTTCCAGGCGGTAAGCCGCGGGGTCTTCGGTATTCGCTCTGCCCTTCATGGCACCAAAAAAACGACTGCCCGTTGGGGCAGTCGCGGCTGCTGCTCTAAGGTGACGCTAGACGCTACGCGGCGTCACGTCCTACGGCGGCGTGGCACTGGCCAGTACCTCAACTCCGGCGGGCAACTCCTTGACGGGGATGCGCAGCCCGCGCCCCATGATCGAGAAGCCGCGCAGCTCGCCGCTCTCCACCTGCCGCCAGACCTCCTCATCCATCACCTTGACCGACATGATCCAGTCGCCGGCGCCCACGGGCTGCTCGCCCAGCTCGAAGTCCACCGGCGCCTGGTAGCACTCCACAACACGCAGGAGGGGATTGATCACCTCGTTGTGCATCACGTCGAGCTGCTGGAAGGCGATCATGTACTTCTCCATGGCCTTCCAGATCTCGTCCGGCTCCACGTAGTCATCCTGATAATCGACGGTGTTGGCGGCCAGGACGTGGCCCGTCACGACGCGCCTCTCGCTGTTGACCTTGAGGATGGGGGCGAAGACCGACCAGGCCCCGTCCTCCTCGACCTTCAGGACGGGACGCATCTCGGGGTTGCGCTTCTGCTGGCTGGCCTCGCCGAGCTGGTCGAGCACGGAGCGGATCCGAGCGATGGCTTCCTCGGCCGCGTCGACAGCGCTGCGGAGCGCCTGCTCGTTCTTCGCTGAGAGGACCCGACCGACCTTGCCCAGTTCCACCAGCACGCCGAGGTTAGCCAGGGCCTCCTCGATGGGGATATCCCCACCCCGGAGTTGCCGGATGTATTCCACGGCCTCTGGGCTGGCGCTCTTCTCCTGCTCCCAGGGAGGCACCTTGTCGAACTGACCATAGTGCCCCGCCAGGTGGGCCTTGACGCCGTCCATGTCATCATCGGGGACATCTACGCCGCCCCTCGAACCCTGGCAGGCGGCGCCGGCCGCCGAGACGCCGTTCCACACGACCACGAATGAGCCGTCCACGATGTCGTGGTGAGGCAGCTTGTAGCTACTCGTCAGTTCCGGCTCATCCTCATCGTACCAGGCGAAGCCGGTTCGGTACTTGGCCCAGTCGATCTTGTCGTTGTCACCGGAGCCGTCAGAGGATGCCCACTCCGCGAGCCTCTTCCGGGCTCCATCGCCGTCCCAGGCCATGTCTTCAGGGGCCTTGGCCGGTGTGTGGCTGGCCACGGCGCCCTTCTCCTGGACGCTCCCCAGCAGGTCAAGGAGCGGCTGGCAGGCGTCGCGGAAGGCCTGCAACAAGGCTGGGTTAGTCATGGCTCAACATCTCCCGCAACTGGCCGCGCAGCGACGGCGACAGGCCCGACCGTAGGGCGCTCTCCACGATCTCGGCGATGCAGATCCGGTTCTCGTGGTGCTCGCCGTGGTGCCTCGCCTTCACGACCAGACTGTCTCCGTCCACCATCAGCACCGGCGTCCGGCAGCGCGGCTGGCTACACAGGAGCGTCGTGCGCCGGCCGGCCATCAGGACCAAAGGTCTGCTCCACCTGTTCTGGGAAGGCGCCGCGCGACGCCTCGCGCGCCTCCTCCCGGCTGATATCCGGATAGAGGCCGCTCATGACACCGGGGTCGCGCCGGATAGCGGCCCGCAACACCTTCAGGCGGTTGCGGGTCATGCCCGGTATGGCCAGCAGCTCAGCGTCAGTCCGCTCGTCCAGCATCTGGGCGCTGACTGTGCGGATGCCCCCGCCTAGCTCGATCTGGTACCATGGCCATCCCTTGCGGATGACCTCCCGCACGCTCTCCGACACGTCGAGCTCTTCGAGGTACATACTCGGATCGAAACCAGGCTTCTGAACCGTGCGGCGCACGACGGTCAGGGGAAGGTTCATCGGTTCCCTCCATGCAAGCCTTTGAGCGCCAGCCGGAATCCTTCGCGGAGGGCTCTCTCCTCATCTGAGATTGACGGCGAGCCACGGCCCTCTCGGCGATTTCCCCGAATAACCTGTCGCTGGGCGAGGAATTCAAGAGCCAGCCAAGCTTGATCGGCCTTACCGACCATGTAACGACGGCAGCGCTCCAGCATGTTAGCTGCCGCTGCTTGCCCTGCCGACCAGGCCCACAGCTTGCCCTGTCGGCAGACAGAGCCACCGAACAGCGCGAGAAGCCGTTCCACCATGTTGCGGCTTGAGTTGACAACGACCACAGCGACTTGGTGCGTCCCGTAGACCTTCCCGCCACGGAATTGAATCCCGATATAACCTTCGCCATCGAGAATGCCTGCGGCCCACGCCAAATCAGTGGCCCTGAGTCTCATGGCCGGAAACGGCATGGCTCACCTCCAAGGCTAGCCTAGAAAGGCGGGGCGCTCAGCACAAAGCCTCGCGTGGCAACTACTTCTCGGCTGGCCAGCACCAGCGGCACTTGTGCCAGCGCGGGTCCAGTCCGTCGGCCTCGCCCCGGCGCTTGATGTCGTCCGTGTTGCAGCGTTCACTCAAGCCCGCCCGCCGGTGCACGACCACGCGCAGCCCGAACCAGGTCTTGTTCAGGATGTACGGCTTCATCTTGGCCTCCTGGGAGCGCCCTCATGCGCTTCTCGACCGATCCGCCGCCAGAATCGCTACACGACGCCACGGCCGACCGGGACGGAGGATCTCCCAGACCTCGGCGCCATAGCAGGCCGCGACCTTACGAAGTATCTGGCGGTCCAGTCGCCGCCAAAGATGTCCTGGGCAGCGGCCACAACCCTCGCCCAGGGGAACGGCTGACAGGAGAAGCAGTCGACGAACGCCCTCGCGCCCTGAATGTGGGCCGATATATGGCTCTCGGCGATGACGACGAAGCCGATCCCGTGCGCCTCGTCGACCACCGGGCCGGCGATCACGGTCAGACCCGTAACCTCTACGGCCCTGTTCAGCCAGCGCAGGATGTCGCCTGGGTGAGACAAAACGCCTGAGCCGTCGGCCAACAGGTGATAGCCCTGGATCATCGGGTTCTCCAGACATCGCTCTCACCCCTCTCGCGGGACGCCGACCGGTCATTCGGCTGTCGCCTCCAGGTCACCGCCGAGCCACGGCGACTCAGGCCGCTCGCCCTCGTACTCGACCTCGAGGCTGTGGCAGCAGTTGACGTGCAGCGGGACGGCCCAGGTATAGCCCTCTTCCAGGGAGACCCACCCCTCGGCGACCAGGTCCTCGCAGGCCGGGCAGACCGCGCTCTGTGGGTCAACCCGCGCCCTCCCCGTGAGGTGGTTCCGGTAGATGAAGTCCACCTGGGCGTAGTTGCGTGCCGTGCTGAGTTCGGTGGCGCTGATGCCGGGCAGGTGCTTCTGCCAGCGTGCGGCGTCCCAATCCGCTAGCCTTTTTAGGTAGGTCGCCCGGTTCGCTGTAGGAACCTCCTCGGCTATGCGGGCGATCTGCCGGTGCATCTCGGCGTTGTAGGTGTCGCTGATGCTGCGGGCTGCGAACTGGGCCCGGCCCCGTAGGTCCGAGAGGACGGTCGGGTCGGTGAGCTTCAGGCTGCCAGCGAGGTCATAGCCCGCGGCCCGTGCCTCTTGGAGGATGGCTGCTCCGAAGTCGGTGCTCGCCTGCTCGAACAGCTCCTGCGCCAGGAGGTCCTCGTAGCCCGGGCCGACACTGAAGGCGTTGTAGACCAGCTCTTGGACGGCGGTGAGTGCCTGCTTGGACAAGGGTGCCGGGTAGGCGAGAGAGAGGATGCGGCTCTTTGTCTTGCAGTGCTCCTCGGTTGCGGCCATTAGCGCCGCGCAGTAGGCCGACGGGTCGTCCACCTTTCCCTGGTAGAACGCCTCACAATCCGCGAAACTAGCGAACTGGCACCGATCACCGAAGGGCACGAAGCACCTGCTCCTGTCGCCGTGGCGACAGCATTCCGTACAGTGACATCATCAGCCCGCGAGCGCGGGCCCCGGTAACTCGCCAATCGTAATAACTCGTGTTCCGATGCCGCTTGACTGACCCGCCGAAAGCCGCCCTCAGCCGATCCAGTGGCCACCGCTGCTTCTGCCCAGCGGCCACAACCTCAGTCGTCGAGCGGCCGAACGTTCCCTCACCCTCCAGAAACCCGGCTGCCCACACGAAGTCGTCATGCGTGGCTGGTCGGAGCGGTGCAAGCTTCGGCCAGAGCCGCCCACTCGCCTTCTGAGCACAGCGTCGGCACCGCCGTCCCTCTCCGCGGGCTATCTCAGAGGGGTACTTCAGCAGCTCCTTGCCGCACTCGCTGCAGTGCGTCAGGACCTGATATATGTAGCGGGCGTACGTTCCGTCCGCTCGGCGAGGCCCCGTACCCCTCTTGGTACGTTGCTCGAAGGGCAAGCTACTCCCCCTCGCCCAGCGGCGGCGTCAGGAGCAGGCTCTCGCGGACCTGCACCATCTCCCAGGCAGCCCAGACAGAGAACACGAGCAGCGACCGCTCTCTCTCCAGCATCTCAGAGGCAACGACCAGTGCCGTCTCCGCCGCAAGCAACGACGCCAGCGCCTGCTTCAGCTTCACTCGCACTTCGCAGTTGCTTCCAAAGGGCACGTCGCACGCTCGCTACAGGCCCTGGGCCTTCACGACCAACGCTCGAACACCACCTTGCCCGCAGGGTCGGTCACCCGGACATCCAGCGTCTCGAAGTGCCCGCCCTCGTCCATGCGTGGCGGCTCCGGCGCCGGCGTCACGCCAGCGGCGGCCCAGGCCCAAGCCCAGCCGTCGCCGAAGCCGACGACGTGCGGCACCCGCACCTGCTGGAACTTCAGGGCCAGCACCTGCTGCACGGCTTGGTACGCCATGTGGATGCGCTTCTTCATGTCGGCGTCGTACTGCACGACCATCGTCAGACCTCCTTACAACTGCCTGCCGCAGTACCGGCAGCTCGTCGGGCCGTTCTGATAGAGCATCTGCCAGCGCCCGCAGTGGCTGCACTTCACCGAGCGGCTGTAGCTACCGCCCAGCGGCGACGGCGCTCCGGGCCCATAAGGTGCCACCGGCGGCCTGACTCGCAGCGCCATGCGGGCGGCTCTTCCCTTGACCCAGCGCTTGCCCAACGTTACTTCGCCTCCGCTGCTGACAGTGCCCGCAGCTTCGGCTTGGGGCCGGGCTTTCGCGATCCCTCTCGTCTCTCGCCAAGGAGCCGCTCTCCCTTGAGCACCTTCAGGGCTCTGGCGATGCGCCGCACCTGCTGCCTTCTCAACTTCGCCTCCCTGCGGTAGGCGGCCACATGGCTGTCGGCGCGGCTGGCGATGTTCTGCACAAGCTCCAGGGCCTTGGAGACCAGGTCAATCAACTGCTCATAGGGGTCGCGGGCCGGTTCACTGGGCGAGGGCTGCAGGGCGGGTGACGGGCGGTGCCGCTGCCGGTAGCCACACTGGAGGCAATAGTCCTCATTCTCCATGGTATCTAGCGCCAACTGGCCGTTGTGGCAGTGGGGGCACGGTACGTTCATCATCGGCTACAGGCCCGGTATTTCGGCCTCCTCCAGGCTCTGCAGGCGCTCCTTGCGCGACTGGTCGTTGAGGGCCGTCAGCCGCTTCAGCCTGTCCTTGTAGCGCTCCGCAGCCCAGGCGGGCAGCTTCGCGGCGAAATCCGCCTTCTCGACGTTCAGCAGGTCGTCGAAGAAGGAGCGCACCGCCTCTGAGTCGGGGCCCAACTCCGCGAGCCTAACCGCTATTGTCTCCATGACATCGGCGGGCAGGACCTCGGAGCGGAACGAGCGGGGTGGTGCCTCGCCCTTTGCCACGCGCGTCGCGAAGCGTTTCCAGCGACGCAGCTCGTCGACTTCGGCCTGCGAATTTTCGGGCGCCCGAAAATCGCGCTTCTCAGCCTCCTCACCGACGACCTGAGCGTTCGCTGGCATGTAGAAGCGCTCGCCGCCAGGATAGCCAGGTTTGCCCCGCTTGGCCCGCTCCTCGTTCGGATTGCTCAAGCCCCACTGGACACGGCGGACACCATTCGTCGTCTCCGTCGTGTCATCCCCAAACGTGGGCCGGCGGAAGCGGAACAGCCAGTTGCGGACGCCAATGCCCTTGAACCAGAGGTTCAGCGTCTCTTCGACCGGCTCCTGGAGAGGGCGGGACTCCTGGCGATATACGATCTCGATGAGCTGTTCGAGGGTACTCCTGTTGATATCTTCCACGGCGCCAAGGACCCCGGCGGGCGTCCCCACCACGCTGAGCATCTCATCGCGGTTGAACTTGCGACCCCTGAGGTACTCCTGGTCGCGCCCAAAGGCCTGCCCGAACGCCTTGTACTCCGCCAGGCCCTGGATCGCTGCGAACGCCTTGTTGGCGTTCTCGACGCCGCCGTAGAGGTTGTCCAGGACTTCGCGGTTCTCGCGCATGATGTCCTCGCTGAGATCGGGGGCGAAGACAAAGGCGCCAGGGGGAGTTCGGTTGTTCTTAAAAGTATTGCGATTCCAGACCTGCGAGTACAAATCAGTCGTAGCAGCCATTTCCAGCGACTCCAGGTCAGAGACGCCCAGGCGCCCGTCCACGTCGGGGATCTCAAAGCGGATCACTTCGTCCTGGGCAAACGTCTGGCGCCCGCCCGGCATGACCTGGACGTAGGCCTCGTCGCGGCTCAGGAACTGGCCGAAGCGGTCCACCTTCGGGAGCACCATCCCGAACATGACCTGGAAGTCGATGACATCGCCGAAGCCGTTGGGCACGATCTCCCAGTAGACCTCCGACAAGAGCTTGAGGCGGGCAAAGGTGACATAGAACTTCTGCCTGGGTAGGCTCCACTGCCTGATGTTGACGACGTCGCCGATCTCCGGCTCGAAGAGGCGGGTGAGGAAGGCGAGTTCATCCTCCGCGGTGGCATCCTGCTCCTGGTCCGAGGGCACGAACTCCCAGCCTTCCGAGACGGCGATGTGGGCGATGCGGCGGATGCCAGCCCGGACCCAGGACTCACGGCGCCAGAGGCCCAGCAACTCCTGGCGGCTCACGTAGGGGCTGCCAATGCCGGCCATGCCGACCAGGCCGCTCAGTCCTCCGACACCCGGCAGCATGCCGGAACGGATGCGCGGCTGATCCTTCTCGCTCTTTTCGACGGTTTGCTGGCGGTAGGAGTCGGGGACCCAGATCGAGACCTCGGCCATGCCTAGACCTCTGGCTGCTTGGAGCGGGGATAGGCGACGCAGTAAGCGACGGACACGAGCCGGAACCTCTAGCCGACAGCCTAGCGCGTGGTTTCGCCTGCCCCTACTCTCTGTTGGCGCAGTCGCCTGATGATCTTGCTGACGGTGTCGGGCCTGAGACCGAGACGGCGGGCGATCTCCCTCCGGGCTAAGCCGGAATCATGGAGGCGCAGAACCTCAGCCCCACGTTCGGCCACACGCAAGCCGTAGGTGCCCTGGGGCAGGTCGTAGCGACAAGCCGCCAAGGGACAGGTCAGGCAGGAGCCGTGCTCCTCACAGCCGTCATCCCGGCGGTCCAGCTTCTCAGGGCGCGCTGTATACTGCCGCTTGCCCATCTCGCCCCACCTCAGCAAGCCCAATCCGCTCATCGCTCCATACGCAGTTCGGAAAGCCATGCACTGGCCCGCCATACGGAAAGTTGCGACAGGTTGCCGGCCGCTTGGAGTAGATCGTGCACGTCGCAGGCTGGCCCGGCTCCCGAGACAGCCAAGGGCAGGCGAAAAGGCTCGGCTGGCGCCCCACTTCGTCCGGCTCACCATAGGGGCCAAGCTCGACCAGCTCGGCCACCCACCACCTCTCAGGGCCGGCCCAGTCCTTATCGAGCCACGCGAGCATTTGCTCCTTCGTGCCTGGCAAATGGAACCGCTCACAGCACTCACCACAACGGTTGCACTGAATGGCCTCGAACTCCTGCCGGTTAACCGTCCGTAGCGACGCAAGATGCTTGCCCATCTACACCGCCTTTATCCGCTGCCCGCGGCTCTCCAGCCGACAGGCGGCAAATACCCGGAGGCAGTCGGCGCCATCATCTGGGTTACTCCGGCCCGTATTATCCGCTGGCTCCTCGGCATAGATGCCCGAGCTGATCTGCTTGCGGTGATACTGGCCCATATCTCGCCGGAGCCAGCGGCAGCGCGGATGCACCAGGAGGCCCCGGTGGCCCTGTGCGTCCCGAATCATGCGCCGGACCTCCTTCACCCCGTCCACCACGCCGGTCTTCGTGGGAACCTTGACGGGCACGCCGAGCTGGCGGATGTAGGACTGAAGCTGCTTATCGGTCGAGCCGCAAAATGCGCTCGAAGGCTTGCGGTAGGCGCGGGCCTGGCCCGTGAGCTCGGCCTTGCGCCCCTCCTCCCAGGTGGTCTCCTGCCAGTACCAGATGCCCGTCTCGCGGCCAGCCGCGTCCAGCTCGCGCTTCTCCGAGAGCCACTTCACGACCTCCTCGTAGAGGGTCATGTTCGTGTACATCTCGTCGAAGACGTGGACCTGGCCGTTTGGCATCTCCTGGGCCGCCAGTAGGACCATCGGGTCGGGCGAGAAACCGTCGTCGCCAAGCCAGACTACAGGCACGCCGTCGGTATACTCTGCCTCCTCCGTCACGTTGGAGTCGGGGTCGCCGGGGGCGTCCACCCAGTTCTCGTAGACCAGGCCCTTGCGGGAAACGGTCCGACATAGGGACTGGCAATTCCACGTGTCGTCATCTGACTGCAGCCGCCGGTTGATCGCATCCGCCTTCTTGATGTGGCCCGTTGCCTCGCGGACCCGCCCCTGGCAGTCCTCCCAGAGCAGGCAGTCGTGGGGCTTCATCTCGACGCCGCGCTTCACCCGCTCGGCGTCCTCGCAGGTGGCGCAGGGCTCCATGCAGTCCAATAAGCAGCTCGCGTAGACCGCGATCCCGCGGGCCGGTGCCTCGGTCAGCAGCCGGTTCATCGGGCCGAACGATGTCACCATGGCGGAGGCATAGAGCGTCTGGGCCGGGTAGCGGTCGCTGGACATGGGCATCCCGACGAACTGCTGGTAGACGTCCCAGGCCATGAGGTCGAACTCATCGGCGACGCAGAAATTGGGGTGGGGGCCAGAGGTTGCGCCGATGGTGTTCCCCACAAGCAGACCCGAGCACAGAGCGTAGTTGTGCGTCCCCTCGACCGTGATGTCGTAGCGCCAGTAGCGCCTCGCTGTCCTCTCCAGGCGGCCTATCCTTACGGGCACGGCACCGAAGCCGCTGTGCTGAGTGATCGGGCCGCCGCGCCACCGTTTGTACCCCTGTCCCTTGGGTCCCTTCGTTGACACATCGATCCACGGCGCGACCAGTTCCGTTAGCCTTGCACTCCCAGGACTGCTACAGCAATACTCGTACCTCTCACCCGTCTTGCTCGCAGCCGGCCGCCATCGGCCTGTGACGCCCAATCGCCGGAGATAATCGCCTGCGGCCTCACGCTCGCCTCGGTCAAATGACATGGCGCAGATTTTCCAAAAGCCAGTCGGGCGGCCACGACCGTGCCATGGGCCACTCACCGAATAGCCGCCATCATCCATGACCCAGACAGCCAGACCGAGCCGACTGAGTCGGGCGAAGGTCCCCAGCGGTATTCTCTTGACGCCCGTTCCATACCAGTCGCGGCGGGCTAGGCTAAACGGCAGCGCCGCCCCGCTCTCCCACGCAAAGGTTGCTTTGGCCGGGCGATCAGCCACCGTACCGCCAAACTCACTGAAAACCTCAACTATCCAGTCGAGGTAACTTCGCTGCCAGTAGGCATGGCTAACCCGAAGAACGCCCGCATTATCCTTAACCGAGCCGTCTCCAAGCATCAGCCCAAGCAGAACCTGCGCTTGCTCGTCCGAGAGTATTTGCCCATGCACGAGCACCTCGTCACCCTCTGAGAGACAGCCGAGTGGAACCTTGCGGCCACCAGGTACGACGACCTCGTGGCCGGGGGTCAGCTTGAAGTCGCTCGGCCCGCGTTTTCCTGGGTCGAGGCGTCCTCGGATCCACTCAGTCGTGGGGCCGTTGCTGAACCAGTCAACAATCCGCCGCCATTGCCATTCACCGAGGCCAAAGTCATATGAGAGAACTGGCCCTGGCAGTCTCTTTGCTACGATCTCTTCGATGCGAACCGGCCCATCAGGGGTGATGACTCTCTGGTAGCCCGGCAGGCACCCAGGGAGCACTTCCAGCCGGCTCCCGTTCTTCCAGCGCGTCTCCGACATCAGCGGGTCCTGGGCCAGGGCCCGGCGGAAGTGTGGGTCGCGGAAGTACTCCTTCAGGTAGCTGTAGTTGAGGTTAGCCTGGCGCTGGATGGCACCAACGTGGGAGGTCTGGAAGCCGTCACGGTAGTGGTGGTCAAGGAGATGCAGGATGGACAAGTCGCGGGTCTTTCCAGAGCCTCGGGCCCCGTGGACAGCGGCCGAGGATACGCGACCGAAGTACATGTCGGCGAGAAACCGGAACGGCGCTACGTGTTCCGGGCAGACGGCCCGCCAGGCGATGTGGAAGCCCAGGATGTACCAGATCCAGTACCAGAGCTGCTCGTCGGTCTGGGGCCCGATCTCCTTGAGCCGCCGGAGGGATGCGACCGCCCGTTCGCGCTGGTACTGCTCAAGAGCAGTGCTCACTCGTCGACCTCGGATGCCTCCAGCCCCGACAGAAACGCCAAGCCCTCCTCGGGACTCAGGATTCTGAGCAGCCGGCCGTCCTGCAGCTCTATGTCGCCTTCGGCCCGGCCATGCCCGCAGCAGGAGCCGCGCATGTCCACGCCACCTCTCTGCAGAGCGTCTACCAGAGGAGCGATGCAGCGGTCTATCTGAGCCAGCTTCCAGTGCGCCTGGCCATTGCAGGCGAGGTCCGCCGAGATTGTCACCAGGACGGGGACGGTGTCACCCCACTTGCACATCGGGTGCCTCCTGGGACCATCGCTTTCACGTTTTACGGAAAGTGTGCAATCGCCTACTCCCGGCGTACCGGGGCGCGCCTGGGCATCGGCCGTCGCCTGGGGCCTCGACCTAAGGGCGCCTTCTGGATCGGGACCGAACCCGCCGAGGCCAGCGGCACCGCCGCCCAGCCGTTGTCAAGGAGCTGCAGGCGGCCGCCGCGCTCCATCAACCGGAGCAAGAGCGGCACCTCGGCCTTCTCCGTCCTAGCCGCGACCGCCAGCGCCTCGCTTTCGGTCTTCGCTTCCACCAGTTGGTCGATCACCACGCGATGGCGTACTCGCCACTTCATCCTTGACCTCCCTCACGCCCACTCTCGGGCGCACTCCATGAGCCAGCGCCTCATGCGCCGTCTCCAGCGCCGGTGTCGCAACCGCCTCCAGAACCGGGCCATCCGCGGGTGCCGGTTGTGCGGACCTCCCCAGCCCAGGACCATCCACTGCCGGGCGTTCATTCAAGAACCTTGACCTCATCTGGCATTCTTTGTTACGCTCCGTTACATGAAGCCTGTCTGCCCTGACTGCGGCTGTGGGAATGGGAAGCACAACCGATTCTGCCCACGGGGATACACGGGCAGCCCGCCCAAGGCCGTCGGAGCCCCGCCGAAACGCAGCGTTACTCCGCCTGTAACGGAGCGTAACGATGTTCCCTGCGCTTGTGGCTGCGGGCAGACGGTGAAGGCGCGGCCCGTGTACTTCAACGCAGCCTGTCGGGTGCGGGCTGCGAGGAAGCGGAAGGCGTCAACAGCCCTCCCCGGTTGAACCTTCACTCCACCACCTTCGCCTCGCCCTCGAACACCGGGCCCAGTTGCGGCGGCTCGCGACCCGTGCGCTTCTGGAAGACAGCCGCCACCACGGCGGTGATCTCGTCGTCCGTGGGCTCACCGAGCGGCGGCGTGCCGAGAGGCAGGAAGACGCCGAACTGGGCCGAGCCGCCGGGCCGGGGGTTCAGGCCGATGTCCTGGCCGATGCGCCACAACATGTCGCCCACGCGCAGCAGAGTCTCGACGGCCTTGTCCACGCCGGGCATTGGGGCAGGCAGTCCTTCCTCCGTCTCAGTCGCCCGCGCCAGCCGTTCCTCCGCCAGCCGGTAGACCTGTTGTAGCGAGCGGAACAGGTCGACCTTGACATCGAGATCCTTGAGCTTCCGTTCGACCAAGCCGGCGGGCAGTATGTCCCCCGGTGGCATGTGCCGGTCCCGCCAGCGGGTGATGGTCCGGGCAGAGGGGAGCGGTGCCTTCTCCAAGAGGTCTCCGTACTGCCAGCGGAGCATACCCACGATGGTCTCGGAGCTGAAGCGGTGACACAGGAAGTCGCGGATTTCGTCGAAGAGGGGATGGGCCTCGACCGACTCGCCGAACCGATCCTCGGCTCCAGCCGGGAGTCCTATCTTCTCAGCGTCGGGGGTCTTCTTCCGGCGGGGCAAGCAGCACCCTTTCATGTCCTCAGGTGGACACGTCCATCTTGCCCGACGGGGTAGAGAGCCTCTAAGACTGTGGTGGCAACGTGCCTACATAGGCGAGGAGGGAGTCAACGATCTTGGGCGGCAGGCCGAGAGCAAGAAGCTGCTGCTTCAGAACGACGTTGACGTTCACGTTGAAAGCCGGCTGCTCCACCCGGAGCCCGAAGCCGGAGGCCAGTCTCATCATCTGGTCCATCGCCTTGTTGGCGATCTGGAGGTAGGGGGATTCAACGAGGTTCTGGGACTTCGTTTTGATGACCGGGCCGTACTCGGCCACCTTCTGTAGCGCGTGGCGCCAGGTCGACCAGGCTTCGCAATAGAGGATGAGAGCGTTGGTGTCGATCTCGGTTACGCCCGCGTCATGGAGTCGCTTGCCGGTCCGTTCCCATTCACTCTTCGCCTCTGGTGTCAGCCAGTCGGGGACGGGCGGAAGCGTCAGATCGCCCTCAGCGGCAGCGGGTGGGACTATCTCTTCGACACCAGCGGCCTTCTTGGGGACGGGAAGCGTCGGTTTGGGCTTGCGGCCTTTCAAGGGATAGTCCCCTTTGTTTGGAGCGCCGGGGTCGGAGTTGCACCGCCCTCTTCCGCCTGGATAGCGGACGTGTCGCTGGTTTCACTTCCGACGCTCATGGACTCCTCGACCATGTCCAACAAGAGCATCATCGCCGTTGCGCCGTGGGGACGTCGCGCTCTGCCATCTTCTCGGCTAGGGCGTTCAGGAGCCGGTCATGCTCGGCCCACCGCGCCAGGATAGTCGGAGTCTTGATGTCGGCCTGGACCTTGTCGAGCATGGAGAGCAGCCGCTCCACCTCCTCCGGCAGAAACGCAAACGAGATCACATGGTAGTCCAGGGGAATGTCAGTTAGGGCCTGGGGCTCGATAGAAGCCAGTTGCAAAAGGATCCCGTCGTCGAGACCCGAGTATTCCTTGAGGACCACATCGTCGATCTCGTTGAACAGCTCCCGCAGGATAACCGAGTCGTCTTCTCCCACGATGGCGTTGTGCGACAACTGCTTCGCCACCTCTTCGCCCCTGGTCATGTCATCGGTGATGACCAGCACGGCGAGGCGCTGGATGCCAGCCTGCTTAGCTGCCATGACGCGGTGATTCCCTGAGATCACCCGGAGCTTGCCATCGGGGAGTAGCCGGCAGAGTGGGACGCTTTCGACCCGGCCATCGTGCTTGAGGTTGTCCACCAGGGCACCGAAGGTGGCGGCGGACATCATGCGGGCGTTCTTCTCAAGAAGTTGCAGCTCGTCTATGCTGGCGTATCTGAGGGTCAGGCCATCAGGGAGACGCAGACTCAGTTCGTCGATGTCCCGTGGTTTTGCAGCCACCACTCTAGTCCCTCCTGGAGCGTCCAGCGCCCAAGCTCGCCGACATAGTTTAGATGCCCCTCCTTGCGAGAGTGGAGTTTGTAGATACCCCGATACTTCATACTAACAGGCTTGTCCGTGAAAGCCGTAGTCCCGATGGTCTTCGCCCTGGCAACCATCCCACCATCCGATAGCGAGAGCCTAAGCTCCCGGGACAGACTCGCGGCCAGCACGAGCTTGCCCAGGCGTCGATAGCGATGGTGGGGCACGGACACGTCGCACATCATGTAGAGATCCCCAAGCTTCATTATTGAACGGGAAAAGGACAGGAGCCCGACGAGGTAGTCGTCCAGCATGACGGCGAACATGAATTGTGGCTGGCCGGGTATGATGTTCTTGCCGAGAAGGCAGTCGCGAAGCCAGCGGAAGGCGGGCGCGTCCAGCTTCATCAGGCGGAGTTTGCAGGAGGGAGAGATCTCGGCCTGCGGGGGCAGCCTCTTCAGGTGGGGGTCGCGGGTGATCTCCCTTCTTTTGGCCAG